GCACTGACCCTCGTGGGAGACGGCTCAGTAACCGGAGGTGGAGGTGTTCCACCATCCACGGGCGACCTACACAGTACGCTTGTTGATTTATCCCTATCTGGTGCGGGTCAAGTTGTTTCTCAGGGTTCCGCTATAATAGTGTTGACCAACTTACTGCCGCCATCCGCCGCTGTGAGATCTGGTAGGTCAAGACAGAGAAGCAGGATCAGTCAAAGTAAAACTAAGTCCCGCTGGCCTTAAAAGACGAGGACCACTACAACATGAGCATTTTCTACTTAAAGCAAAATGACACGAGGCCAGTTTTAGAGGCTGCGCTTGCTAACGCGGACGACACACCTTACGACCTCACCGGTTGCACTATCGAACTGATCGTGGGCTTAAACGACGGTTCGGTGTTCTCTCGGGCCATGACTATCTATGGCCTGGCAACTGGAGGTGTGGTGCGATACCAGTGGACAACTGCTGACTGGGACGACACCAACACTGCGGGTTTCTTGATCCTTGGATCAGCTTTGGGAGTCAGCGAACTTAACTCGAAGCGTCACGCTCACCGCATGGAGTACGAGGTCACTACTTCCGACAGTAAGGTTGTCACGTTTCCGAACGACGGCTACGACACGTTGATTATCACTGAAGAGCTGGGGAGCGCCTAGTGGCCCGCAACCCGAGGTTTACGGCTGTCCACAAGGCGGAAGATCAGATTCGCCCGCGCTTCGCCCGCGCGTTTTTGAAGTGGGCCAGAACCGTAAAGGCCGGAGTTAACCGGCGGGAGTTGGTAAAGGCTATCAGGCGCCGAAACATAAAGGCGGCACAAGTGCTGTTCAGAATCCCGAGGCTCGAAGCGCCGATGGGCGCTATCTTGCGCGACGCTCGGCAAAAAGGTCGCAGGTTAGCCAGGAGGGGGTTACCGTGAAAAAGAAGCTGGGACTCGCTCTGACGCTACCTTGGTTTGGCATCGCTGGTTACTATTATTTTGCGCGACCCGATGTTCGTGCTCCCTTTTCACCGGCGCTTCTGGGGAAAACCGGATCCGCCCATGCGTGTCCGGTGGCGGGCATCGTGGTTACGGCGGCTCACGTAGTGTCCAACGAGGATGAGACGGGCTTCGAGCACTACATCATCGAGGCAAACGGCTTTACGGGCCCCGCCAGTGGGATCGCGATGGACCAGAGGGTAGACATCGGAGTCCTCGCTGTGGGTGTGCCTGTCGAGAGCTTTCAGATAGCGACCGAACTTAAGGTTGGTGAGCATGTATATTGGACGGAGTTCAACTTTGAGGACGTGGACCGCGCCTGGCAGCCAGTCATGCGCGACGCTGAGGTGGTTACCCTCGTGGGCGGGCACATCTTTTTCGCTGGTGAGGTTCATCTCGGGGCCTCGGGCGGCTGTCTCTTTAACTCGCGCAGCCAGGTGGTGGGTGTGGTGATCGCTGGCGATGAGCTGGCCAACGGTCACATAGGGGTCGCGGTCAACGTGGTGGGCTTTTGGGTTACCCACGAGCCGGAGGTCTCTTTACCTTAAATGGCTGAAGAGACCGAAGAACTAGAAGAGCTCGACGAGGACCTCGATGAAGAGATCTTAGAGCTCATCGAGGAGGAAGGGCTAACCGAGGAGGAGGCCGAGGAGATTCTCGAGGAGGCCGAGTTCATCGGAGAGCGCGTCGGTAACTTGGTCGGTGTTTCGATGGCCGCGCTAGCCGCCGTCATCTTGCGGGGCTGGCGCGAGGGGAAGGATGCCGAGGAGATCGCGGATAACGTAGAGGATACGTTCGGCCTCACGAAGCCTCTGGCGCAGGCCGTGGTTACGTATCGCGCCGGTCTCGAGGAGCTGGGGACTAACGAGGACTCGATCGACAACCTCGTCAACCGATACACCAACCGTGCGCTGCTGGGCCGAGCCGAGGGTCTCTCGAGGACCGAGGTCATGGAAGCCCTGAATGACGGTGTTCGCGAGGAGTGGGAGGATCGCAAGGACCGCGGGGAGATTGACGATAGCTTGGTAATGGAGTGGATCGTGACGCCGGATGATCGCCTCTGTCCTCTTTGTGAGGCGCTGGAAGGCGAGACGGCCGAGATCGGCGAGGACTTTTCAGAAGAGGGTCCACCACGGCACCCGAATTGTCGGTGCACTGTCGGGCTTGTGGAACGAGAGTAAATCCACCGAGCGGTGCTCGGCGGTGGGCAGTCGAATTTTTCGGCAGCTCTTTCAGTGAGGAGTAAAGGAGTCATGCAGGCAACTATAGAGGATGTTTCAAAGCTACCGGAGGCACTCCGGGGAGAGTACGAGCAAGTCAACGGCAAGTGGGTGTTGAAGATCGAGGGCGAGCACCCGACGATCGCGGGGTTGAACTCCAAGATCTCGGAGTTTCGTGAGACCAACATCGCGGTCATGAAGAAGCGCGACGAGCTCGACGCCTCGCTGCGGAAGTTTGACGGGGTGGACCCGGCGGAGTATAAGTCGCTTCGCGAGCGCGTGACGAAGTTCGAGAAGGATGGCGGAGTCAAGGACCCGTCGGACATCGACGCGCGGATCAAGGCAGCCACGGAGCCTCTCCAGCAGGAGATCGCGGGCTTCCGGCAGCGAGAGGCCGAGGCGAAGCAGCAGCTCGCGTCCAAAGAGCGCGAGGGACGGCTTCGAGACATCGCGTCCAAGGCCGGAGTGGCCGACACGGCGGTTCCGGACTTCGTGTTCCGGGGCTCACAGGTCTTCGACCTCGACGGCACGCCGAAGAAAGGCGGCCAAACCCTCTACGGTAAGGGCGGCGCCGCGCTCAGCATGGAGGAGTGGGCACAGCAGCTCGCCACCGAGGCACCACACCTGTTCAAGTCAAACAAGGGCGGCGGGGCAGCGGGTAGCGGTGAGCGAGGCAGCGGAGGCGGAAAGTCTATCTCTGGGGTAGATCCCCTGGAGTTTGGCTATAACCTCGAGGACATCGCGAAGGGCAAAGTTACAGTTTCCCGCTAGCGGGTTTTGTGATATAGTAGCTTTGTTTAGTTGGTGGCAAGGAAGCCCGGGGTGTTTCGACTGATTTGGCGCAACCCCCGGGCAACCTGGCGGTGAGGAGCAGCCGCGGTAATTGCCCAACGCCATCCCCGGCGGGGACAAGTGGCGAGACCCGGTGGGTCGGTTAACTTACTGACTCTAAAGGAGTTTCGTCATCATGTCCAATACTTTCACCGAAGTCATCCCGAAGTTGCTCGCCCAGGGGCTTCTCGCCCTCCGGCAGCAGGCGATCATGCCCCGTCTCGTCAACCGCGCCTACGACACGCTCGCCGGCGAGAAGGGGAGCACCATCGACGTTCCGATTCCGTCCGCGGTGGCGGTCAGCGACGTGACTCCCGCGGCCACCTCGGCAGCGGCGACCACGACCGACTCCGTTCCCACGAAGGCGGCCATCACTCTCTCGAACTGGAAGGAAGCGGCTTTCTATCTCTCGGACAAGGACATGCAGGAGGTAATGGTCGGCACCATCCCGATGCAGGCAGCGGAGGCGGTCAAGGCCATCGCCAACCAGATCGACTCCGACATCCTCGCCCTGTACAAGCAGGTCTACTCCTTCGTCGGAACGCCCTCGAGCACGCCCTTCGGCTCCAACCTCGATGCGTACCTCGCGGCCCGCAAGGTGTTGGCCCTGCGGCTCGCGCCGATGGACCCCCGATTCGTCGTCCTCGACCCCGCGGCTGAGGCAAACGCGCTGTCGCTCCGCGCCTTCCAGGACGCGAGCTTCCGCGGCGATACCGCTGGAATCATCAACGGTCAAATCGGCAACAAGCTCGGCGCGCTGTGGGCGATGGATCAAAACATCCCTCGTCACACGGCCGGTTCCGACCTCGACGGAGAGATCAACGACGCGGGTGCCATCGCGGCAGGATCGAAGACTCTCACGGTCGACGGGTTCTCCGTGGCCCCGAACGTGGGAGACATCTTCACGGTTGAGTCGATCTTCGAGGCCGACGGCGTGACCCTGCGAACCTTCGTGATCACCGCGGCTACCACGACCGTGCTCACATTCGAACCGGGTCTGCCGGCAGCGTTTGCGACAGGCGACGCCGACAACCTGGACATCACGGTCAAGGGCAGCCACGTCGTGAACCTCGCGTTCCATCGGGATGCGTTCGCTCTCGCGATGCGGCCCTTCGCCGGCGCCGACCCGCTGGGGATCGGGCTCTTCCAGTCCGCGGTCGATCCCGTCTCGGGACTCGTCCTCAGGCTGGAAGTTACCCGCGAGTTCAAGCGAACGCGCTTCTCATATGACGTGCTCTACGGCGTCAAGACGGTGCGTCCCGAGCTCGCGTGCAGGATCGCCGGGTAGCCAACCTGAAGAGCCGAGGCCCTAAGTCGGGCCTCGGCTAACTGGGAGAAACAAACCATGGCATTATTCGCACAAGGGACGTTGCTGAAGATCACGGCGGCCCTCGGAGATGTCTCCGGCGCAACCACGATCTTTCAGGTCAACGACATCAAAGGTCCCAAGGTCAGCCAGAAGCTGATCGATGTCACTAACCAGTCTTCAACCGAGGGCTGGATGGAGCACATCGGCGGCCTTCTCGACGGCGGAACGGTCACCTTTGACGTTAACTATGAGCCGCTCGAGAGCACGCACAAGAATAGCTCGGGCGGTCTCCTCTACCTACTCGCCAATAGGACTATCCAGTCCTTTGCTCTCATCTTCTCGGATACGGGTGCGACCACGTGGCAATTCAACGGGCTCGTTACGGGATTCGACGTAGCGGCTCCCGTCAAGGGTGAGCTCAAGGCAGCCATCTCCATCCAGATCACAGGCAAGCCGACCCTCGTGTAGGGCGGGAAGGAAAGGTACAAGAACATGAGTCAATTCGACGTCAATCCCGAGCTGGAGTCCACCAAGGTTCAGCACGTCGTTGGCGAAGTGGCCCTCGATGGGTCCAACCCCACTCCCATCACGGTCCCCTTCGAGAACGTGGTTGCAGTGGTCGTCACCCTCGCGGGTTCAGCGGCCCCAACCGAGGCCATTCTCGTGACCTACGGCATCTCTGCCGGGGCTCGAGGGAGCGGCTACTCGACGGTCAACTTCTACGCGTGGGGCGACATTACGACCGGGTCGGTGCTGGGAGTCGACGTGCCGGCAGCTTCGGCGGGCACAGCAACCATCAGCTACGCGGTCTACGGGTACTAGATCACGAGGGCGGGGGCAAGCCGATCTGCTTCCGAGAAAGGGGAGCTCTCGCTTAGCGCGGGAGCTTCCCTATGACCGTCACACTGATCGCCACTGCCGGCGCGGCAGATGCAAATAGTTACGCGACTCTTGCCGAGGCCGAGGCCTATCACGCTACGCATCTGAACTCAGCTGACTGGAACACGGCGAGCGACGCAACTAAGATCGTCGCCCTCATCATGGCCACTCGCATCCTCGACAACCTCTACGAGTGGAGCGGCGCGGTCACGACCGTTACCCAGCGGTTACTGTGGCCGCGCGTAGGCATCCTGGCCAAGAACCGGCTTTCTAACGTGGACGACACCACCATCCCCGAGGAGCTCAAGTTCGCCACGTCTGAGCTAGCGGCGCAGCTCATCATCGAAGACCTCACTCTCGATTCAGATATTCAGGTGAAGCAGATCACCTCGTTGCGCGCGGGCCCGATCTCGCTGTCCTTTGACGCAAGTGCCGTGATTGCTAAGGTGATCACTGACTCCGTCTATTACTTGATCCCCAGCGGGTGGGGCTACGTCAAGTCTCGACAGAGCAGAGTCCGGGAGCTCGAGAGGGCGTAAATGGGGCTCTCTGCTATAGTTAGAAACGGGGTCAGGCTCGCCAACCGGATCACGGCTGATCTACAGGTTGTTGTGCAACACAAGCGCTGGGTTGGCCAAGATAGATTTGGCCAAGATGTCTATGACGACATCCTGGTCGACCGCTATGCCCTTGTCGAGCACAAGCCCGGGATGCGCAAACGCGCCGACGGGTCAGAGATCATCTACCGCACAACCGTTACCTTCATCGGGCCCATCGTGGCCCTCGACGGAGTGGATAACCGCTCAGAGCCCTTTGACCTTCGTGACTTTCTCGTCATGCCTGACGGCTCAACCGGCCCCATCCTCGACATAAGCGGCCTTCTTGACCCGGCAACCGGCAAGCCTTATCTGTACGAGATCGCATTGGGGAGCAACTAATGACTGCACAAGTCAGTGGAGACGAACAGACAATCCTCGCCCTCGACCTCCTTAGAGAAAATCTCAGAGAAGGGATACGCAAGGGACTCCTCGAGGCGGCAGAGAAGGTCATCACCACCGCTAAAGAGGGCTACGTTCCGGTCCGTTACGGCTGGTTGAGAGCATCTGGTTACACCGAACCACTCGAAGACCAAGAGCAATCCATCGTCGTTGAGCTGGGTTTCGGTAAGGAAGGCCCGTCACGTGACTACGCTCTATTTGTTCACGAGCGCCCGGCGCGACATGAAGTTGGCCAGGATAAGTTTTTGGAGATTCCGGCCTTTGAGGCCGGCGACTTGATTCTCGATGAGCTGAAGGCAGCGGTACAAGAATCGACGGGGTTAAAATGAGCGACCCGGTGGCCGAGGACATAGTGTCTTTATTGGAGGTGCTTCCGGAGCTCGAGGGCATCGAGCTTTCGATCGGCCAGATGACTGCTACTCCAGACGAGTTGATAGTGGTGAGGACTCAAGGCGGCCGGGCGCCCGACTTAACTCTTGACGGTGTTGTGTTTGAGCGACAGTCAGTCAGCCTAATGTTTCGCTCGACAGACTACGAGGATGCGATGGCCCGGGCTCGCGCGGCTTGGGGCAATCTCTTCTTGTACAACCTCGTGATCGGGGGCAACCGATACTTGATGATCGAGCCGCTGAACAACCCGGCGGATGTCGGCACCGATGCCTCAAAACGCCGACTGGTTTCTTTTACCGTCGATCTTCGGAAAGAAAACTAAAGGAAAGGACAAACCGTGATCAAGTATCTGAAAGCTGACGAGATTCTAGGGGCCGATGACGTCAAAGAGACTGATGTCGATGTTCCGGAGTGGGGCGGCACGGTGCGCATCCGGGAGCTCGTGGCCGCGGACCGTGACTGGTTGCAAGCTACCCTAGTTACGGACGAGGGTGCCGGAGTTGTCCGGGTGGGCAAAGGTGACGCGGCCTGGGACCTGGCCAACTTCCGCATCAAACTTGCCGCTCTCTCCATCATCGACCCGGAAACTCACGAGAGGTTGTTTGACTACAACCAAATCTCGAAGCTCGGGCAAAAGTCTTCAGCAGCGATCGATCGAATCGTTAGCGCGGTCTTCGCCCTGAACAAGCTGGGTGAAGAGGAGACCAAAAAGCTGGGGGAAGACTCAGGGCAGACGGATATCGCCGCTTCCTCTTCCGTCTCGCCCTCGCCCTCGGAAAAACCGTCAGGCAGTTAGAGCGTGAATTGACTATGCAAGAGTTGACCGAGTGGAAAGCCTACACGGAGATCGAGCCCTGGGGCGATGCTCTGTTAGATGCTCACCACGCTGAGCTGGCAGCAGCCTTGGTCAACTCTTTTGACCGCTTGTGTACGATCACCCTTGCTTGCCACGGAGTTGACGCCGATCAGCAGATCATCAATCCGAAAGAGTTCAGTTTTTGGCAGCGGTCCGAGGCTAAGCAGGATAAAGTCAGCACAGTGAAAGAGTCCATTGCTTTTGTGGCGCGGCTGAATGAGTTACTTGGCGGCGTCGACTTGAGGAAAAAGCACTAACATGGCGGCCCTCGACTTAGGCGAAGTTTTAGTCAGGTTTACCGCGGACACGGCGGACCTCGAGGCCGGAGCTGACCGGGCTGCTGGCGCGGTAAGACAGGTCGGCCAGGCTGCCGAGGCGGGTGCTGCGCCCCTCGGGGACTTTAAAGGTAAAGTTGGCGAGGTCTCAGGAGTTTTAGGCGCCATGGGTGGCCCGGTAGCCCAAGCGGGGGCCGCCATGAACTCGATGGCTAGCTCGGCGTCTACTTTGATGAGCGGCTTGGGGCCGCTTGGCATCGCCGCGGGCGTAGCCAGCGTTGCCATTGGCTCGGGGGTAGCCTCGGTGGTTCGCATGGGCGACGAGATGATTCGCCTGCGTGACCGTACGGGACTCTCGACTGATTTTCTTCAGAAGCTGAAGTTTGCCGCCGACCAGACCGGTGCTCCGTTCGAGAGTACCACTATGGCGGTTAACCGGTTCGAGGTTAGCCTCGGTAAGTCAAGTAAGGCAACTCAGGCAGCCATCGCGCAACTCGGGTTTAGCTTCAGCGATCTCCGGGCAATGAAGCCGGAAGACCAGTTCACGGCAATCGTAACTGCTCTTAATCGCATCGAGGATCCGGCAAAGCAGTCAGCTATCGCCATCCAGTTGTTTGGTCGCGGCGGCATGCAGATGCTGCCGCTCATTCGTAATGACTTTGCGGCGCTCGCCGAAAAAGCCGAAGCCCTTGGCATTATAATTTCCGAAAAGACCTTGAAAGCCGGCGACGAGCTGGGTGACAACTGGGATGCGCTGAAAGCATCGGGCAAGAGCTTACTGGCCGAGGCACTTGGCCCCTTTGTCGGTAGGCTGGCGGAAGCAACGGGGCAACTGGTGAACTTCGTTGCCGCGAGCAAGGAAGCCGGTTCTCAGTTAGAGCGTGAGCTGAAGATCAAGAGAGAAGCATCTGAGCTCATGATGCTCGGAGTTTCACACTCTGAGGCCATGGCTAGGGCCACTGAAAAAGTCACTCAGAAGGAAAAAGAGGTCGCGGACGCCGTGGCGGTGTCGGCCGCTGAAATGCGCTCCTATGGTGAAGCACAAGCTAAAGTGGCAGAGAAGACCGCGGCGCTTACCTTAGCTGCGGGGCCGAGTGCCGCAGCACGGGTCAGGATGACCCTCGCCACAAATGAAGCTTCAAGGAAGGAACAAGAGCTCGCGAACTTCATGGAGATGTCGCTGGCCAAGTTTAAGGAGATGGACATCGGCTTCCAGAAGGCGGCTGGTGCTGCTCTACACGCGGAAAGGATCAAGAAAGCAAAGGACAACCTCAAGTCCCTGAACGACGAGACAGTTCTCGGCATCTCGAAAGCCCAGGCCAGCGCCGCGGCGCAGGAGATCTGGGCGCAGGAATTCATTGACGACTTTAACCGGGTAAAGACCGAGGGGCTGGAGCCGTGGAAAACCGAATATACGGGCGTCGGCTCGCTAGTCTACGAGCAAAATAAGCTGATGACTGAGAGCTTTAGACGCTGGGGCACGTTTACCCGCACCGAGTCGCAGATCACGGCCGATAGGTTGAGGGCTGAGTTCGAGTCTGCGCAGGAAAAGGGTACAGAAACGGCAGAGCAACTTCAAGCGAGATGGGAAGCATACGAGGCCGCTGTCCGTGAAGCCGACAAGCAGACTGCTTTGCAGAAGAAGATGTCCAACACGGAGATCCTCGCATCGACCCTCTCGACGATTTCTTCGATGGGCAAAATAGGTCAAATAGCGGCCATTGCGCAATCGACTATTAACGTTCTCACAGCTTTAACGTATGCCCTAGCGTCACCTTGGCCAGCAAGTATAGTTGCCTTTGCTCAAGTGGCTGCGATGGGTTGGGGCGTCGTGAGCCAGATCAAGGCGCTGAAGTTTGCTTCGGGCACGCCGGGCTTGGACTTTATGAATTTCGGAACTGAGTCACCGGCAATGCTTCACGGCAATGAGGCCGTCATTCCTAAAGGTTCGGGCCACCTCCTCGCCAACGAGATCGCCGTTCAGCTTCAGGCTCGGATGAGCGCGGGAGCAGGCGAGGGTTCATCTAAGCCGATATTGCAAAATAATATCGTACTCGATGGCCGCGTATTGGCAACGTGGATGGAAAGAGAAAGTAAGCGTGGCGCCATTCGAACCCATACCATCGCGTTGCGAGAATTTTAAGATGACTCTCTCAAACTTTCCTTGCGCCCGAGGGAGTTATCTCTATGCCCTCGTTGACCCTGCGGAACCGAAGCACTATCGCTACATCGGCAAGGCAAAGAACCCAACAAGGCGCCTCGACAGGCACATTCGCGAGGTCGCTACCAGTCCGGAACACTCTTACAAAATCAACTGGCTTCGCAAAGTGATCCTCGAAGGTTGCATGCCTGAGCTGAAAGTGCTCGCTATTGTTGAAGACCGCATGACCGCGTCTACGGAGCGACGTGCCATCGCGGCATACCGAGAAGCGGGGCACCGGCTCACAAACGGAACTCTGGGCGGGGAAGGATGCGACCCGCCGATACCAGAGGTGAGAGCAAAGCGCAACGCCGCAGTGAAAGCCGCCTTTGCTTGCCCCGACGTGAAGGAAAGACACAGGGCCGCAATAAAAGCCGCCCTTGCTCGTCCCGAAGTGAAAGAAAGACATAGGGCTGCACTGAAATCCGCCCTTGCTCGTCCCGAAGTGCAGATAGCGCGGCTCACGCGACAGTTGGAGAGACTTTCATGCCGGGTCGCATAATTTACCAGCCCTTCGCAGGATTCACGGGGGCGCTGGTGACTGCCTCGTCACAAGATCTCTCCTTTCCCGTTCGTCGGCTCAGAGATCCATCGCCGTCTGCAACATGGCGCTCCAAGTTGGGATGGAACGTTTCCGCAAATTTTAACGATAGATGCGACTTCACCGAAGACGGCAACGCTCGAGTGGCGTTGCTCACGGTCGGGAACTACGAGACGGGCGCCGACTTCGCCGCTCACGTGCAGGCGCAGATGAATGCGGCCTCAGGTGTCACCAACACTTACACCGTAACCTATGACCCCGATGACTTCAAGTTCACGATCACTCGGGCAACCGGCAGCGCCGCGGTGGTGCTGAAGTTCCTCGACGGGGCCAACCTCGCGAGGTCAGTGGCCCTTGACCTCGGTTTCACGGAAACCAACAAGTCAGGCAGTACCACCTATACTTCTGATAACGTTGCCTATCACTCGCGGGAGTGGGTCCAGGTTGAGCTACAGTCCGCGGCCGACGGCAAGGTCTCACTGGCCCTCAACCACAATTTACTCGCGGCGGGCACCGTCAAGACTCAGGCCAACTCCTCCGCGTCCTGGGCCGCGCCGCCCTTCGAGGACACTCAGAGCATCTCGGTCACGAGTCCTCTGCCCCTGCGCTACAACTTTTTCACCTCGATGCAAACCTACGCGTTCTGGAGACATGTCTTCACGGACGTGCAAAACCCGGACGGGTTTACCGAAGCCGGGCTCTTGCATGTGTCAGGGTTTATCGAGCCGGGGATAGACTTCGCCATCGAGTGGAGCGAGGACCGGGCAGAGCTCTCCGAGGTCGGCCTCGCTGATCGCGGAGCCTCTTTCCACAACGAGAAGCCTACCCGAACGGAGTGGGGACTGAAGTGGCCAGCGCTCACGCCTGCCGAGAAGATCGACTTCGACGTGTTCTTGGACTTCACGCATCGAGGACGCCCGTTCTTTTTTGCCTTTGACCCCGACGACGATACCTCGTTCGTGCGCTATCTCATCCTGAAAGTAAACCCCAAGTGGAGCCGCGTGCCGCCGAACTACTGGGAGCTGGGGCTTGCTTTTCAAACGGTGCTGGCTTGATCGGACACGGTGTCCTCGGCTTGCGCTCCGGTCTCAGAGATTTTACAGAGCTTTGCGAGCAAACAGGCAGTTTTAAAGATGTCTTTGTAGAGCTGAGGCCCGTCTCTACTCTTGACGCTGATCAGTGGGCATCTTACTCCGGCAACGCCTATTCCATTCCTTTCGAATTCGTCTTTGACGGAATTCGCCGGGACGTAGTATCGGTGCGGACCCTCCTCGACACCGGGCTCGAGCGTGCCCAGTCCATCTCCGAGTGTGTTTCAACTCCCGGTACGTTCTTCTACGATCCTGATGAGGAGTTTGGTCAGGGTGTCACTACGTGGGATGATCCGCTTGGCTTCTGGGATGCGAGCCCTACAATCTACTGGGACCAGTTCTCGGTGCTCATCGCCCACTTGGATGACGAAACCGACCCGGGCGAAACCTCCTCGGTGGCGGCGCTGGGATTCTACTTCTCGGCGGCCGGCCGGACATCTCTGGGCGACCAGCAGGTCCATCCTGTACTCGGCCGAGATCTTTTAGACGGTGTTGGGAGCTTCGAGGATTGGCTCGATGACGGGCTCGGTCCCGAAGGCTGGGGCATGGGCGGGTCCGGCATTCCATTTTGGGATGATAGCGCGACCCTGTGGGACGGCCCAGTTATCTGGGATCCGCTCACCGAATCCGTGATTCAGAATACATCGGATGTCAGAGACGGATCATCCGCCGTCGAGCTCGATGTCCTCTCTGGCCAGACCAGGGATATCTCGCTGACGATCGACGGGCTCGTCGTCGGTAAGAAGTACAGGGCCAGCGGCTGGTATAAGACATCTGGAGACATTGATGCCAGATTCCGGGTCGGTAATACTGCCAGGACAGTATCCATTGAATATACTCGCGGGCGAACGCTGCTTTCAACGCCAGATTGGGTTAATCTTGACCGGACTGGCTCAGAGTGGCGCAGGTTCGTCTTCGACTTTATTGCCTTCGATACCGAGCACGAGTTTCAGTTCGGGGCCATTGCCGCCGGGGGTGCCATTGGTTCCACCATCTTTGATGGACTCCAGATGCAGCGCATCTATCGATTCAACTGGTACGAGCCCAGGCTCACCGCGGCCTCGGTGCCAGCCATCCAGACTGGGAGCAATGACCTTTTCTTTGGCGGCAAGTCAATCGGCTCGGGTAGCGTGAGTCTGTTGAACCACGATGGCTTGCTTGAACGGTTGGCGGCAGAACTCGAGTGGATGAACCAAGAGGTGTTGGTTAACGTGGGCGGGCAGTTCAGCGGAGACCTGCAGGAGATTCTTCTAGATGACTGGTTTCGCGGATTCACCGGGCTGGTTCAATCGATAGGCTTCACGGATCAGGAAGCTCGCTTCGACCTGCAAGATCAGCGGGTCTACTTTCACCTCAAGCTTCCGACGCGCGTCTACGATGACGTGAGCTTCGGGAACCTCGACACCCGAAAACAGGGCCGAGTTCGCCCGCTCTTCTTCGGCGTGAAGGAGCATATCGATCCGACGCGAATTGATGCCAGTGATACAACGAGTTTTGGGACGTATGAGATTGCCGACTGTACCGAGTCACCGGCAGGCATTCTAGCGATCGACCAGATTCTTGCGTTCCCCTCGGATCAGGATGCGACTAATAATCGAACGGACTTGGCGGCAACCCTCTTGTCTAGTGACTTTACTCAAGACCTAGCTAACGGGCAATTCTCCGTCGTCACCGACGTTGGGCCTTATACGATTGACGAGACAAACCGTCGCTTGGACTTCAACATCGGCGCCAGCTCGTTGGTGGCTACCCTTACGGTCGGAGTCTACACCGGCCCGGCCATCGCGGCCGAGGTGGCGGACAAGATGACGGCAGCGTCGGGTGCCGCGATCGCGTGCTCGCTATCTACCACGACTCACAAATTCACCATCAGCAAGATCTCCGGCACCCTACAGCTCCTCGTCAAGACTGGGACCAATGCGGCCATCGCGGGCTATAAGACACTGGGTTACAACCTCTCGGCTGATAAGACCGGAGCCCTAAGCTACGAGGGCGACAACGCGACCTTTTCCGACGTGGACAAGAATCACATCTTGCGAGTCGATGCCCAAGGTTTCAAGGACGACGATGCGGGCACATTCACGGGGTCGAGCAACTCGCTCATCGAGATCGGGGCCGACATCTGCCGGACACTTCTCGTGAGCTACATGCACAAGAGCCCAGAGGTGATTGACGAGACCTCTTTTGAGTTTAGCCGCGAGCGAGCTCCTGAGTCATTGGCGATCTACATGAACGAGTCAACCACGACGAAGGAGATCTTCGACCGGCTGGAGTACTCGAACATCGCCAACATCATCGTCAACGGCGAGGGCAAGGTCTTCTACCATGTCTACGTTGGCGATGTGCCGGACAACATCCTCGATGTTCGGGACTCGGATATCGCGAAGTTCGACTCGGGTGCCTCCAACACCGAGGTCTTCACCACCGTACGCGTGAAGCACGATCAGGACCCGGACACGGGGATCTTCGAGGCCCGGGAGTCAACTGACGAGTCCGTTACGGTGCGGCTCGGCCGACCGGATATCCGGGAGTTCGAGACCTACTTGAAGAACGCGACTAACGCCATTACCGCATCGGGGCGGCTCCTCGAGCTCGCGAAGACCGCGGCCCGCAAGATCAAGCTCACGGTGCTCGGCGCGAAGTTGATGAAGCTCGAGGTGGGCGACAAGTTTCGTCTCTCGAGGCAGCGAGGGTTTGCGCGCGGAGGAGTTCTAGCGAATGACATCTTTCGCATCATCTCGTTGAGCAAGAATCCTCTTGGCGGTACGGTTGAGGTAGAGGCAACGGATGATCGCGTGACCGTTGCTTCGGCGGCGTGCATCGTGGAGTGTCAGCAGTTCTGCCAAACATCCTGTCAGGTCGGCTGCGAGGCGGTGTGTCAGAACACCTGTCAAACATCGTGCCAAGGCAACTGCGAGGCGGCCTGTCAGATCACCTGCGAGCAATCCTGCCAGACGACTTGTCAGCGCGGGTGTCAGACGACCTGCCAGATCAACTGTCAGACAACCTGTCAGAGCACGTGCCAGACTTGCCAGGGCGCGGGCTGTCAGACGACTTGTCAGAGCTCGTGCCAGACAACTTGTCAGATCAACTGCCAGTCAACCTGCGAGCTCAGCTGTCAGGGAAACTGCCAGCTTGCTTGTCAACAGGCTTGTCAGATGAGTGCTCAAGTAGACTGCAACGCCGTGTGTCAGACCTCGTGCCAAGCAACGGCGTGCAAGCAGGCGACGTGTCAGCTCAGTTGTCAAGATACCTGTCAATCGACTTGTCAGTCAACCTGTCAGTCGAACTGTCAGACTGTCTCGGAGCGGGTGTAATGGCCACCACCGAAACTCTCTGGATCGTGAATACGCGAACTTGCAACTTGAATTGCTCGTACTGCTATCAAGGAAGTCACGCGTGGGGCTGGCAAAAAGAGAAGGGCCTGTTAAAGATGATGGATGACGCCCTTCTCGAAAAAGCCCTACCCTGGGCATCGACTTGGGCCGCGAGTGGCCTCTGGTGCGTCTGGTACGGGGGCGAACCGCTGCTAAACCTCGACCTGATGGAGCGCGCGATGCCGACCTGGGACGCGGCATTCAAGAGCGCCGGCAAGGAGCTCCAGTGGTCCGTCACCACTAACGGCACGATGCTCGATGCCCGCGCGAGGGAAATCCTCGACCGCCACCGCGTCGCTATCCTCCTCTCCCTTGACGGGCCGCCGGAACTGCACAACCTCGCGCGCCCCTACTACGGCGGCAAGCCGAGCTGGCAGGACATCCCCGTCGACGACATCCTCGCCTGGCGCCCTGGCATCGAGATCGCGTGGCAGCTCGACCCGGACCGCGTGCCGACAGCGGCCCACCTCGACTGGATGATCCAGAGAGGCTTCTCGAGGATTAACTTCAACCTCAACTGGCTTAAGGAGTGGAACGGCGAGCAGCGCATCGCCCTCGAGGTCTTCATGCGCCACGTGGCGCGCCTCTCCATCCAGTCGCGTCGGGGCGAGAGACCGCCTTTCAGCTCCAACATGATCTCGAAGCTCGACGAGGCTTTCCTCAAGCTCGTGAAACCCGACCAGCCGTGCGGCACGGGCCTTCACATGCTCGCCCTCACGCCCGAGGGGTGGCTCTACCCGAGTCAAGAGATGGCCTTCACCACTCTGGAGCCGGGCCGGGCGCCGGGGACGGACCTGCACTACCGGGTAGGGGACGTGAACCGCGATCCCGTGATAGACCTCGAGCGGCTTGCTGACGTGTCGGGAATCCGAAACGACCAGATGATCCAGCCGCCCGGTTTCAGCTGTTCAAACTGTGTCGCCAACCCCGTCTCTTTCGGTGGTTGCCACTGTCGCTACGTGGGGAGCGACGGAACGGACCCGGCGAACCGCTTCCGGGTGCTCCCGGGCTACTGCCAATCGATGCAATCCTCGATGACCGGGTTACTTCAAGGGGCGATGATTGAGCGGTACGTGGGGTTAAAGCCCGGGCCTAAAGTAGAACATCAGGCGAGACAGGAGTTTCGAGTTGGGGTATAGTGTCAAAGGAGTGAATCATGGCATGGGATAGAACAGCACCGGCCGCTTCGGCGGCACTCGCATCGGCGCCCGTCCGGGGAAACTTCCAGTCCTTGGACTCGCTGTCCTGGAAGAACCTGATGGACGACCCCTACCCGGTCATTTGGCCGGCGGGATCGTCGGCGGCCCCGGCCGACTGGACCCTCTCCGGGACCGGCGCATCGTGCTCACGCGATATCACTAACTACAAGTTCGCGGGCATGGCGGCAAAGATCACTATGGGCTCGGCCACGTCGAAACTTACCAAGGTATTGATGACCGCCATCGACCCCGGGCTCAAGGGGCGCGTTATCTCTTGGGGCGTCTGGGTCTACACAGCGACGGCTTCGCTTGCCCGCGTGGGCGTGGATGATGGCGTAACGCCGACCTACACCAGCTACCACACGGGCGGCGGCTCCTTCGAGTGGCTCACGAAGACGATGACCATCGATGCGTCGGCCACGAAGCTCGACTTCATCCTCGAGACGAACATCGGCGGCGGCGCGGGTAACGCGACCTTCTCGGGAATCTGTTTGGTCCTGGGTCCGGTGCCGCCCCAGTTTTTCCTGCAACCAGACGTGTCCGAAGGGGTTCTCTATTTCCCGACATCGGGCAACTTGTCCACGGGGACGGACAAGTTCAGGTTCATCAATGGCCGTCCCTTCATCGTTCGCAACGTCACACTCAAGACGAAGACGGCGCCGACAACGCAAGCCTGGATCGTGGACGTCAACCAGTGGGACGGCTCAGCCTACACATCGATGTACTCCACGCGGCCTCAGGTTGCGGCCTCGGCCAACCTCGGCGGGGCGAACCCCGACTCCACTTATCAGTATCGCTGCTTTACCGGGCAGAAAAACAACGGCTCTAAGACAAACGCGGAACTCAACGTGGATTTCGATCAAGTGGGCTCCGGCACGGTCGGCGCCGATGCCGAAGTGCTGATCCGTGTGCTGTCCTTCCCGAAGGCATTCTCCGGGCTCGAGGCTTTCTAAGATGGCAACTCAACTGCTCGCGTGCCTGGCCATCGGAGCTAGCGATTCGTGGAATCTGGTCGGCGGCGGCACCAAACCTGATGCTGTCCGAGCACCGGACGACGACGCCACCACGATGATCTCGATCTCGACGATTAACGCCAAGCAGAGTTTTACCCTCGATGCATTTGCAGGGGGCTACAACGCTACCATCACGGACATCGCCACGTTCAGGCGCACACGGGAGAACGGATCGGATTCGGCCATCGCCTGCCGAACATATCTCACCCTGGGCGGCAACACGACGAATGGCACCGCCAACTCACCCGTTGGCACGACGTGGCTCGACACCACGGAAACGGCCTGGACGAGGCCAGGCGGCGGCACCTGGACGGCAGCCGACTTCGACGGCACCTCGGCAACTACCGAGATAGGCGTCGAGGAAACAACCGACTCGGCAAACTCCATCCAGGTCACGACCCTTAACCTCACGGTAACCTACACGCCGTTCGCGGGTGGCTTTGCGCTTTGGGTCGGTGCGATGCTTCCGCCTCTGCTCGCGGCGGCGAGCCACGGGCTCAGCAACCTCGAGATCGCGAAGATCGCGCGGCGGTCCTTGCGCCACTGGCCGACCCACCCGCTCGAGTTCGAGGCCATCCGGGCAGCGATGAGGGCGACGTGAGGCGCCTCATCAAGGCTCTCGCTATCGGCTTCGCCTGCGGAGCACTGCAACAGGTTCTTGTACTACTTTCCAACCACGGCATCCACGCCGCCGACTGGCGCGAGCACCTCGCTCAGCTAATCGCGGGCGGGGTGACCGGCACGATTCTCGTCCTGAAGCAACCTCCGAGGTGAGTCATGTGGGAACTTGCGACCGCGACGCTGGTGGGGATCGTGGTGACGGGCGGGGCGATGCTGCTGCGGGACGACATGCTCGGCGCCCGACACGCCCGCGCGGTTGAGGTCAACCTGCGCCGAGACATCGCGGAGATCGAGCGCCGACAAGAGATTTACGAAGCGGACTTCAAGGCCATCCTCAAGGAGCTCTCGGAGCTCAAGGGCCTGTTGCTCTCGTGGACTAACAAGAGAGGATAAGCATGGGCGACAAACCCGGTCACGTTTTTCACGGTAACCAGCACAAGAGCGGCGAAGTGGCGGGCCACCTGCGGGAGCTCACTCACCCCCACGAGGTCGCTCCGACAATCAACGTCGAGGAGTCAACTTGGCTAGCCGACGCCAACAAAAGTTCGGCTGGAGGTACAGAGACATGGGACTCGCAGAAGTGATCGCCATCATCCAGCAGATCCCCTCGATCGTGGGGCTCGTTGAGTCGCTCATCCCGGGCCGCGGGAAGGGGGAGTTCAAGAAAGGCTTCGTGACTAAGATCGTGTTGCTCGCGGTCAAGGGCATCGAGGGCCTCAAGCACGAGGACCTCGTCAACGACCAGGCATTCGCCGAGGGCGTAAGCGAAGTCATCGAAGGCGCCGTCAAGGCGATTAACGCCGTCAACAAGCACGCGTGAAACTCTTTCGCACCGTGACCGAGGAGGGAGCCTTCGGGCTCCTTCTCTCGGACACGGGTTCCCCCATCTGCGTCACCCTTGAGCGCACGTTTGAGGACCTGCGCGTCGTGATTCCCGACGGCGTCCACCGCTGCATTCCATCGACCTTCAACCGCGGTAAGCCCCCCTACGAGACCTACGAGATCATCGTGGACGGCCACGACGAGGTGAAGTTCCACCGCGGCAACGTCGAGACGGACTCGCTGGGCTGCATTCTCTGCGGGACGACGATCGGCTTTTTCGGTGACCGGCCGGCGGTCCTCGGCTCCGCGGCTGGCTTCGCGGCCTTCCTCTTGGCCACGGGCCGCGCGGACTCCTTTTTCCTAGAAGTTCACACGGTTCACGCGGCCTCTAAGTAGTTAAAAACAAAGGGCTTAAATTTTTTTGCTATTTTTGTTGACAAAGTTAAAAACCAGTGATATCATATCTATAGGTAAGGAGAAACGACGATGACGATGAATATGAAAGACACGAGAGTTGGAGACACCTGGTACCGCGTCGAGGAGGGCACGTTGCTGGTCTGCGGCCCGTCAGACACGGAGTGGCGCGAGGCGGGCCCGGATGACGATGAAGTGGAAGTGGCTCACGACCCGCTCTGCGGCCTCGAGGGTGTTTCCTGTCCCGACTGCGCCGAGCCCGAGTAGTGCGGGTCGGGGTTAACCCTCGAGGGTTGACTCCCTCCCAGACCACTCACGGTCCCAGTGAAAGGAGAATGAAGATGAAGAAGACGACGAAGAAGACGACGACCTACAACGTGGTCGCGGTTCTCAGCGATGCCCGGTCCATCTCTGGTCGATTCGAGACGGTCACCCGGGCTTTCGAGAGAGCCCTCGAGTGGAGTCGCTCCTCGTGGCACACCTCAAACGGCGCAAGGCAAATCCTCGCGGTGTACATCGCCGGCGATGCCTGGGCCCAAGCCGAGGTGTTCACCATCCCCGAGATTCGGCGAGAGCTCGCGAATGGAAACCCCCAGCAACACGATGAAGAGACCCGCGACCCACTCTGCGGCCTCGACATGTTCTACGGAGGGTGACTCCCTCCCTGATCAAGGAGAACGAAGATGAAGATCGAAAGGTTAGCGCACTCCGATCACGACAGCGAGGTGTTCGGACACCTCAAGCTAGAGATCAAGATCAACTCCACGTGGGGAAGGGTTACCTACTTCATCTTCCGGTCGTGGAGCGGAGAGCGCCGGGTTAACGGTAGGTCGTATCACGGACCCGTCCGTTACCTCGGCTCGACGAAGCTTGCGAGGCTGAGGAGGACAAGATGAAGACCAATCTCGACAAGGGCAGCCTCTGGGTGGGCGGCACCACTGAGCTAACCATGAGCGGCGAGCGACTGCGAGTCGTCAGCGTCAAGGAGGGCTGGGTCCTCGTGAGGGTCGAGGACCTCGACGGCAACCTCCGACGGGTGATCACTATCAGCGTGGACCGCCTCGTGAAGAGTTGGAAGCCGATCCGCGGCTGAGCCCCGCGGGTGAGGGGCGAACCACTTCGCCCCGATCCCGAGGCGCTCATAACGGGCGACTCAAACCAAGGAGAAAGCAAGTGAAAAAGACAATCGCAACCCTGATGATGGTGCTGGTTTCGGTTTCCGTGTTCGCGAAAGACAAGACAACCAAGGATCCGAACGCGACTCCGGAGACCGCCGCGTTCTACAACGCGCGCATCAAGAACCATGACGTCTTCGTCGGGCAGTGGTGGGAGGACGTGATCGCCGCAGTCGGCAAGCCGTGCCGTGGGTACTCCACCGAAACCGCGGACAGTCTCAGTCTTCAGTGGGTGTACGTTTTGAGCGCAAACGGACGTCTCCGAAGTGGAATATCATGCCCTTCGCCCTCTTTTGGACCGGGCCCGCACTTCGAGCTTCCGCTCGTCTATGTCTACATCGAGGACAACCGGGTCTCGGTGATTCAGAAGTAGTCGAGCCTCGCGGGTGAGGGGCGCGGACCGTTCGCCCCGATCCCGAGATGCTCGAACCAAAGGAAGGCTATGAAGAAAAACAGGACGCGATATCAGTCGCTTGACATAGTCAACGGCGACCCTCGCGTAAGCGAAGTTTTCGAGGACGAGGACGGCCTTTGGCTATGCCTCGCCTCGGGCTGGACGTGCGACTCTCTCGATGCCCACGACGGCCACGAGAAAACCGTACGCGATCTACTGCAGGTCTACCGCAGCGTTCAGGCTTGCGCTTGCAGTTGCTGCAAGAAAGCCCGGAGACCGGAAGCGGGCCAAATCCCGAGTTGACAGAGGATTTTAACCGTGATACACTAGCCTTAGAACAAAGGAGAACGCCAATGACTTTCGAGAGATGGTTGGAGCTGGGGGCCGAGGAAGAGCGACTGGGTACTCAGTGCATCTGGTGCGGAGCCGAGGCCTTCGAGACGGAGGACGACCACGAGCCCTGCCTCCTCGAGGAGGCCCAAGCGGCCCTCTCCCACGAGGAGCAGCTCAACGAGGAGGCCGCCGACGAAGAGTGGCACGGTGACGACACCTGGGCCGAGCACGACGGAGACCGATGAGCAGGCAAGAGCTCGCGGCCATCTTCCGAGAGGCTGGCCTCGACTTCACGGAGGCGGACTGGGAGTGCTGGTGTGCTCGCGACACATTTCCCCGCGGTTGGACTGAGATCGAAAAGCAGTGGCATGAGGGCATGCTCGAGAACTACCGCGACGAACAGGAGGTATGAGATGTTCATTCCAAAGGTGACGTGCTTCGCTTGCAAGATTCCGCTGAAGGCCCACAAGAACGACGTGACGGTCCAAGTCAACTCGAGCTTCGGACCCTACTACAAGATCGCTGCCGACGTCTGGAGATGTCCGAGCTGCCTGACCAGGATCATCATGGGGTACGCCGAGGAGCCCATCGCGATGAACCACGAGGAAAACTTCCAGCGCCACTACTGGGATGAAGAGGTTAACCTGTGAGGCTGGCGGCCCTCGTGACAATTCTCCTCTTGATGAGCCTTTCCGCCGATGCTCGCGGCAGGGAGCGACTGATGGATATCGCCCTCCGCGATGCTCGGGCAAGGCTCGTGGCCCTGGGCTATCCAGAAGCAGCGACAGCCGACGTGTCCGGCGTGCAACTTCTGGAGATGCCGGGTCGAATGCCTTGCTCGGGCCAATTGGCCCTAGGTTGCTTCGCAGTTTACGACGTACCGGTAGGTAAGGGCGTTCGGGAATACGGCGTCATGGCCTACGCGCGAATCGGTTCGATGACGGGCCGCCAGGTTCACAAAGTGCTGATTCATGAGTGGACTCATGCCCTGCTCTGGAAGCTCAGAGATCCCACGTGGGAAATCCACGACAAGAGGTTCAGGTGAAAAGCTTCTGGCTCGAGGCAGCGTAACGGCTGCGGGTGAGGGAGAGCCACGAGACTCTCCCCGTCCCGGAGCTGACGCTCCAGAAAGAAGGTTACCATGAACCCCCAGCACAACATGACACAGCCCATAGAGTTGAGTGACATGAGCCGAAAGCTTTGGAAAGCTGCGCGACGAGTCACTGAGTTAGAATATGAGATCCAGTTGCTGAAGCGCCAGCGACGAGATCTTTCTAACCTCGTGCAGTCACTGATGGACAGCGAAGAAAGGCTAGACCGGTAATGCAACTGAGCGAAACGACGCTTCTCACGACGCTCATCGACCTCCTGTCGTCGTCGCGCGACGTCTGGTTTTACGATCGAGATGAGTTAGTCATCGAGGCTCGTTGTTGGGTAGGCACCCGGTTTGGTTATGCCGACGCGTCCGACTTGCCCCACCGCGATCTCTTTGAGCTATGCGTGGATATCCTGAGAGAGGGGAGGTGAGCCGTGGACCGCGAGGCTCGTGAGTGCTACGGCAAGCAGGAGTACTCGTCCCGCGACGAGGCCGAGCGAAAGATTGGCCGAGCGGTGAAACATCGCGGGGCGAACCGCGGCGAGCTCCGCTCTTACCGGTGCCCCTTCTGCCATTGCTGGCACCTCGGCCACCGGGGTAAGGAAAGGTAGTTGACAAGGTTAAAATCAAGTGATAGAGTGGGTGGCTCGTGTATGAGGAGGCAACCGCCCTCGAGCGCGCCGGTGGCGAGATCATCGAGCTCCCGCGCAACGACTGGCAGAAGATTGCCGAGGCAGCGTAGCGGCTGCGGGTGAGGGAGAGCCACGATGCTCTCCCCGTCCCGGAGCTGACGCTCCAGAAAGAAGGCAACACGTGACTGCAAAGCTAAAGAGCAAAACCGAGAGGTCAGTTTGTGAGTTTCAGTTGGACGACATCGTGTTGTACAAGCACAACCCGGAGTCGAGAGTTGAGTCAGTGCGAGATGTCGAGGACGGCTTCAGGGAGTACGGTCATGGAGTTCCCAAGTGGAACCCCGGCCAGCCCGGCGAGCTCGGCTGCGACTATGTCTTAGGTCGAGGGCACCGGCGCGTTCAAGCTGCTCGTAACCTCGGTCTCAAGACCGGCTGGTTCACCATCAATGACGAGCTCACGGCAGAGCAACTCTATCTGAGTGAGCGCCCGGCAAAGCGGGTCACCTCAAACCAGAAGCTAGAGTGGGTTTTATCCCGTTACGCCAACGTGCGCTCCATCAACTTTGGCGAGATACCCAGGCTCACCACGACCGAGCGCCTGGCTTGGACTGTGGCTCAAAGTTACGGTGGAGCCGCCTTGCTGCACTCGATGGTGGCCTCTCGTCTCGGAACACTTTACCCTCAGGAGCTGCTAAAGATCTACGAGAAGCTCGAGCCGAAGGACAGCCGAACCTTTCGGCAAAACTTCAAGCTCCTGCTTCGCGCTACCTATGCAAAGAAGGTCAGCATGACCTCCATCAAAGCATATCACCACGCATGGAACACGGGTGACATGACCGCCAAGGTCTCGCTGAGGAAGGCTGTCCAGGAGGCCATCAGTGACGCGGAGGACGAGTTTGGGCGTTGACAAAAGATAAAAACCGCGATACACTAGAGCCAGGAGGTTAGCGATCATGAAAGGACTAGTGAGCTCAGAGCTGATAGCGAAGAGAGAAAAGCGGGCCCGCAAGGAGGCGGCTCACCGGGAGGCCCGGCGCGCGAAGTTCATGACCATCATGGAGGTGGCTCGGGCAACGAGACCCAGCAAGCTCCTTCCCGTGGGCGTGGGTTACGTCAACGGCGTTAGCCACTACTCCCTGGCGTCAAACGGCTTCGTGAGACAGGGCATGACGTTTCGCTGGGACACCGAGCGAGCCGACACCAAGGGTGGCTATGCATCGTCCACTTGGAACCTCTCTCTGAGCGGAACCAGGCTCACCGTCAAAGAGTTCGTGGCCAACTACGCGGCACGCGGCTTCGAGGTGAAGGTCTACGACAAGCCGAAGAAGGTCAACTACGACAAGCCGGTTCGCCAGCTTCGAGGTGCGGGTGACCCCGAGGACCCGGAGCTCACCCTGCGGGTGTTGGAGCTCTTCATGACCGGGGTCAAACCGAAGGCCATCGCCGAAGAGCTGGGCCTCGAGGAGCGACATGTGCGACACACGCTGTGCGACTTGTGATTGACAAGAGATAATAACCGGTGATAGAGTACAGAGACATCGTGACGAGACGGGTTGCCTGGGCCGCCGGCCACTATCCCGAGTGGATGGTGGGCTCGCCAGCGGCCCGCTACCTCATCGTCGGGGAGCAGATGGGCAACCCGGAGACCGTGACCCGGGAGATCCCCTTTTGCGGGCCGGGTGGCTGCGGACCCTACCTCACCCGGGCCCTACACCTCGCCGGTTTCCGCGAGAAAACGCTGGCCTGGGCGAACTCCCTAGACCTCCTGGGTAACCCACGGGGGCTCCCCCAGACAAACGCGCTGAACCGTTCCTGGGCGGTCATTTTCGCTCTCGGGAAGGTGGCCCAGAGACTGCATCCCGGGGCCGTGCCCGTCCCTCACCCGGCTTTCTGGAAGCGTTTCCGCTACGCGAGGCTCGAGGAGTACTCGCGGTTGTTCAAGAGGTACCGAATCACATGAAGGTTGCGATCATCGGCGCTGGTCCCTCGGGACTCATGGCGGCCTGGGCCACCGTGAACCTGGGCCACAGCGTGACGCTCTTCGACAAGAACCCCGAGGTGGCCACCAAGAACCACGGGGTGTTCTACCTTCACGAGGACTGCGGGCTCAACGTGAGGGAGCAGCAGACCTTCACCAGTCATCTCCCTCGACACTGGAGCGAGGCTCGGGCCAGGGTTACCTACGCGGAAAAGGTCTACGGCAACCCAGAGCAACCGGTGTCTTTCCACCGTGGTCTCGAGCGTGTCTATCACGCCGGCGACGCAGTGACCCAGCTCAAGACCCTATTTCGAGAAAACATCTGCGAGCGGGAGTTCACGGAGCTGGGCAAGGTGCTCGACCTCGGAGCCTTTTACGACAGGGTCATCGTGACCATCCCGGCTCGGGTCCTGCTGAAGGGTGACTTTCAGTCAAGGCCCATCCTGGTTCGACACCGCCCCGTGCCGATGAGCAACTTCGGCTACGTGTGGTATAACGCCGGTGAGCAGGACTGGACCCGGGTGTCCCAAGTCTTCGAAACTCAGGCAACCGAGAAGCTCGTGCCGCCCGAGGTCAGCTTGTGGAGATTCTTCAAGAGCCAGGGCTACGTGCAGGTTCACAAGGTTATCACCGCTGACCGAAAGTTGTGGGAAGGGGTACCGGAACAGGTGTTGTGGACAGGCCGCTACGGCGCCTGGGACAAGAGCATGTTGACTCACACCGTGTACACCGACATCCTCGGGAGGTTGAGATGACCGATGCCCGGTTCACTCGCCAGCGAGAGTTCACCAAGACTTTCCTGAGAGTCAACGGGGTGGAGCTCGACAACCCCACGGAGCTCCAGCGAGTCACGTGGGCCAAGGAGTACATCTTGTGCCTCCACCGGGAGCTTGACGAGCTCCTCGACGCCTTGGACTGGAAGAAGCACCGGTCAAGAGACTACATCGTCAAGGAGTCGGGAGCCCTTGACGAGATAGTTGACGTGCAGAAGTACCTCTGGGCACTGGCTCAACTTCTGGGATTCAGTTACTCCGATATCTGTGGAGCCTATGACCGCAAGTCCTTCGTCGTTGAGGAGCGGTGGCGCTGTGAGCAAGGCGTGGTCATGATTCCGGGACTCGCCTGCGACATCGACAACGTGATCTTTAAGTACACGGTGTCCTTCAACCAGTGGCTCAAGCAACGCCACCCCGAACTCCTGGTTGTGAGCAAGGGTCGCAATCCCCTTGAGTGGGAGCAAGCGAAGCACGAGTACCGGGCCTCGGGAGCCAAGGTCCACGGAGTTCCTGACGTCGCCAACATTCGAACTCTCCAGAGGCTCAGGGCCGTTGGCTGGTCAATCGCGCTCATTACCTATCGCCCTCGAAAGCTTTACCCCTCCCTCGAGCACGACACCTTGCGGTGGTTGGTGGACAACGAGGTGCCCTTCGACAAGATCTACTGGGCCGAGAGCTCCAAGGCCCTCTTCTTTGACCAGCTGCTCAAGAATTGCACGGCGTTCGTCGATGACGACTTCGCCACCTGTGCCTCGGTGGCGGCCGTAGGCCGCAAGGCCTATTGGCTCACCGAGGAAGCTTCTTCACCCAACCCTCGAGTCACTCCCGTGAGATCGCTTAACGAGCTCTATCAGCACGAGTACAGAAAGGAAGATGATGTCTAACCTCGAACTTCGACAAGAGATCGGCACCTTACCCAAGGCTCAGCTGGACTTTCAGACCACACACTTCTATCTCGGGGTTCGAGGTATTCAAGTGCGCCTCGTCGACCACCCAGTCAATCCCTATCGAGCCATCGTGGCGATGGTCACCGCCACGTGGGGTAATGCCTGGGCCACGGGTCGCTGGGACAAGCTCTCACCCGCGTCGCGGCTTCACGTCGTAACCTCTTGCCTGCGGCGCAAGACACTTCCAAATGCCCTTGAGGCGATGACCTTCGTGTTTGAGGTGGCGGGCCTCTCGAGGTCGGCGTTTGACCAGATCGCCCGGGCTCGCATCGGGGTAGTGATTGGGTCGATGGGCTGGCGCGACAATTGTCATGACGACATTGACTTTCGCGTGCCTTCCTCTATCGCCAATGATCCCGTGAAGCTCGACATCTTTAAGGCGGGACGACATCGCGATAAGCAGGACTTCATGTCGATGCTCGCGAACAACGGCTCGTGGCAGGACGCGAGGGCTGCTCTTCCTATCTCGGCCTGCCATCGTTTCACCATTGCCTTCTCCTACATGGCCCTGCAAAATTTCTGCAGCAAGCGCCTGATGTTCAACGAGCAGGAGGACACGGTGGCCACCGCGTGGCTCATGAGGGAGAGGGTCCTCGAGATCTTTCCGCTCCTCGGGAGCTACCTCCGCCCCGGAGCTGACTGGGCCCGCCGATGCACGGAACACGAGGGTGAGGAATATGGCAACCTCTTTCGGTGCTCGGGTCGTTGGCCCTGTGACCGGGCTCAGGTGCGAGAGGACTTCACGTTCAACGAGGCGTGCACCTCACGTGAGCGCCTGATGTCGGACCTCGGAATCTACCTTCCTAAGGGCGAGGAAGGCTTACCCACTGGCCAAGAGGGTCTGGACAACTTGTGCTACTCTGACCTGCAAGCTTTTGGAGCTCGCTGATGCGGCGCATCATCATCCTCGAGGGAATCTCCGGAGCCGGCAAGTCGACCCTCGTGCACCCCATCTCGGCCCTCTCCAACTTCGCTGACCCCATCATGCACCGGTGGACACCCTCGTGTTGGGTCTACAACCTACTCTACAACCGCCCACGGGTGGACTACGAACCCATGAACCGTAAGCTGCAGCTCATCGCCGACGTGTGGGTCATCTGGTTGCGCTGTGCACCTGAGCTGGCCTACGAGCGTCAGAGAGCCAAGGGCGACCCGCTTACCGAGGACCTCGAGGCCGCTAGCGAATTCTTTGACTGGTACTTTCACACGGAAACCAGCTTTGGGCAAGTCTACACCCTCGACACGGGAGTCAAAGCTCCCGAAGAGTGTGTAACTGAGCTGAGAGAGCGGCTCTACCCGTGACCTTCCAGCTCCCGCTGCCTCGTAGCTCACCCTCAACCTCGGGTTATATTCCTGACCAGCCACCCCGGCTCACTGACGCGCACACGGTGGTAATCGACACCGAGACAACGGGCCTCAAGTGGTGGACCGGTCACCGGCCCCTCGGCATTGCCGTCGCGTGGAAAGATGGGCAACGGTGGGAGACTCGTTATCTGGGCTTCGGTCACGCCGGGGGCAACCTCGATGAGGCGGCGGTCAAGGAGTGGGCACGCCGCGAGCTCCGAAGTAAGTTGCTCGTGGGCCACAACGCGAAGTTCGACAATCACATGCTCTACGAGTGGGGCATCGACCTCGAGGCTCAGGACTGCGCCTGGGTAGACACGGGCCACCTCGCGGCCCTCCTCGATGACCTACGGGCGAAGCCCTGGGCCGGTCACCCGCCTCAAGGTTTCTCGTTGAACGCGATTGCCCGCGACTATCTGGGTGAGGAGCACCAGAAAGTCAAGCTCGGCACCGACATCCGAAAGTTGACTGAGGTACACGCAGCTCTCGTGGCCTCATATGCTCGACAAGATGCCTTGCTCACGGGAATGCTCCATGAGGCAATGATGCCGAGCATCGTTGACCAAGACCTTGAGCGAGTCCTCAGCCTCGAGAGCCGCTGCATCTACCCGACCTGTGAGCTGGAGCGCAACCCTACCCTCCTCGATGTCGAGCTCCTCCTGGCTTGGGAGAAGGACACGAAAGAGAAGCTCTATGACTACGAGCAGTCAATCAAGCGAGAGATAGGTCTGCAGTTCAAGGACTCGCCAAAGGGCTGGCGTACCCTCTTTGACAAGCTCCAGATACCCTACCCCGAGATCACGGTGACCGATAAGCACGGTAAGAAGTTCAAGCGAGTCGGCTTTACCTCCAATGCCCTCGAGGCCTACCTCGACCACCCGATAGTGGCCCTCGCGACCAAGATCAAGGGTCTCGAGTCAATGCGCTCGAAGTTCATCGTGAAGTACATCGAGGGTCTTGACGGGCTTCGGCTTCGCACCTCCTTCCACCAGCTGCTGGGTGACGAGGGCGGCACCATTACGGGCCGCTACTCTTCCTCGGGTTACAGGATTGACGGGGAGAGCATCGGAGCCAACCTCCAGCAGGTCTTCACGGGGACTCACCGCAACTACAAGTTTTCGAACATCGTCGGTGACCTCTACATGGTGAAGAAGCTCTTCATCCCCGATCCTGGTAACTTGTGGTTTGCCGCCGACGCCGCACAGATCGAGTATCGTATCCTCTCGCACTACGCAGCTGACCAGGAGATCCTCGAGGCCTACGCCAAGGACCCCCACCTCTCCTATCACAAGCTCGTCATGAAGATGGTGCAAGAGGTGCAACCAGACATCGCCTACGATAACCTTAAAACGGTGAACTTCTCTATCATCTATGGGGCCGGGCCAGACAAGGTAGCGGAGATGCTACGGTTGCCGGTAGCCGACGTGAAGTCACTCTACAAGCTCTATCACCAGCGGTTTCCGGCACCGGGGCGACTGATGACCGAGGCTCAAAACACGGCACGCGTGCGCGGGTACATCAAGTCAATCCTCGGGCGTCGTGCTCGCTTTCCGGCCAATGCCGTAGCGGCAAAGGCCGTGAAGTTTCACAAGGCGCTCAACTCAATCATTCAGCCAACGGCAGCTGACGTAATGAAACTCAAGATGTGCGACGCCTATGCCGTGCGCAAGGAGCTCGGTTTCACCATGCGACTGACGGTACACGATGAGCTCTGCGGGGACATCCCTGACGAGCACATGGCCATCGAGCTGGAAAAGGTGCTCAATGAGCAGGCAATTCCATTTCGTGTCCCCATTCTCTGGGACGCGGCCACCGGTCCTAACTGGAATGACGCAAAGAAGGGTGCCAAGCCAGAGGCGACGCTCACTGACGAGCAGAAAGCTCGCGTGGAGGCCATGTGGGCCAAGAGGAGATTGATTGACAAAGTCGAACCGGTAAGATAAAATCAAATCATGGTTATCTTTGATTGGCCCACTGAGCAATCGCCGCAAGACGGCGACGACACCGACCCGCTCGGCATCTTTGAGATCGGCCCCTTTGGCAAGCTCGAGCACAGCGCCACGCGCGGTGAGCTCATCGACACCTGGATGGACAACGAGGGTAGCTTACAGTCGCGCATCTTCAGGGTGCCGAAGAGCTCCGAGTTCACGGTTTTCAGCGGCGGGATCTTGATTTACCATTGGACACCTGAGGCTGGCGGCCAGTGGTACGGCTCCGAAAAGATTCGACGGGATCGAGAGTTTAACGAACAACTGAGAGGTGAATAATGACCAAAAAGATCATCAAGACCGAGACCACTCTCGAGGGTGACAGGCTTCGCCTCGAGATCTCGAGCTCCGGGTTCAGCACCATCTACCGAAAACTTACTGGAAGCTCGATCGGCTGGAGTGAGAAGCTCGACCTCCTAGACTTTGAGAGTCTGAAGCTACTACTGGAGCTCTTACTGGAAGCTCGTCAAGAGGGCCTGCTCGGTCCGGTTCCGCGGGCCGCCACCTCGGCGGAACTCACACAAAGGGGCAATTGAAAGCTCGGATGATACGGTGTGATGTCTGCGGCAAGCAGAAGTGTCGCATGGCCCCGCGCGAGTGGACGTGCGAGGAGTGCTTGAGGTGGGCCAGTCACGCCAAGGCCGCCATCCGCTTCGGACGGCTGGTACGGCGCTACGTCAGGGCGCTGAGCCATTGAGCCTACATCCTGAGCTCATCGGAGCTGAGCCCGACGGCAAGCTAGCGCGTTGCGTTGTCTGCCGAGCTCCGGTACCCCGGCTCTACTTCTTTTGTCCCGCGTGCTTCGTCTGGAGTTACCTACGAATCGACGAGGTTGGAGAGCACAACAAGACAATCCAGGACTCGATCAAGACCGTCATGACCGAACGAGGAGTCAAGATAAGATGAAGTGCAAAAGCTGTTGTTGGTATGTCGCTCCCGACGTGAAACCTGAGGCCCTACCCCAAGAGACCGCCCTCGATACGGATGGCGAGGTGATTATAAGTGGCGGGCACTGTCGGCGCTTTCCGCCCGTGTCGATCACGGAGCCTCGCCTCGCGGTGTTTGGCCCGGTAACCTCGGCGCTTGACCCGACACCCGGGCCTCCGGTCTGGAAGATCATGAGCGCCGGCTACTCGACTTTTCCCAGCGTGCTAAGCAACTGGTATTGCGGAGAGCACCGTGCCCGGTAAGCTGACGATCGTCGTCGAGTGGGAATGGGTGCGCAAAGGCGGAGTGATCCTCGCGCGACTGATTCGCCCCAATAACGGTGGCCAATGGTTCTACATGCGAAGACTCCACCTATGAGGGCAAAGGTCAAGGGCCAACGAGGGCTTAAGCTCGACGTCGGCCAGTTCCGGTCCGTGGTGCGCGTCGACAAGCAGACCGCCCTCGGTCCGGTGACGAGGTTCTTCGTGAGGATGGGCGAGAGGGAGTACCGCGAGCTCTCCCCGAATGTCACGCCCCCGGCCCCAGGCGAGAAGCTTCGCGATCTCCTTCGGGACGAGGACCTCACCCTGGCGCAAGTTGACGAGGCCCTAAGTAGTTAAAAACAAAACACTTAACGGGCTAAAATAGTTGTGGACAAGGTTAAAAACCCGTGTTATCATCTACCTATGACGAACAGAGAGCGGATCGCGGCGGAGTATAAGGAGATGCGCAAGGCATTCCTGGCCGGGGATGAGCAGTGCCCCGATTGTGGCGCCGACAGGATTGACGGGTGCCGTCATGTTCCCGTGACGCGGCGACGCCCCGCGACAGAGGTCACGGTCGAGAACACCTGCTCGTGCGGACGGCTTCGCGCACGCCATGCCGGTGGTGGAAGCGAGTGCGATACCGTTGAGTCACCGAGAGGTTGAGGCTGGTGGTCAACTTGAGAAGTAGAACCGAAAAGGAGAAATGACAATGACAATGACAACGGAAACGAAACCACGATGCAGCTGTCGAATCCACTCCAACTTCAGCAGCCGCCTCTGCACGAAGCCCGGCACCGTTCAGGAGAACGGTCACTGGCTCTGCAAAGCTCACTCCACGGAGGGCTTCAACAAGAGACAAGCCAGCCGCGACGCCAAGTGGGCCGCCGAGGGGCGGGCCAACGAGCGCATTACCGCCACTGCCAAGAAGCTCCTCACCGAGCTCCGCGAGGTGTCGGGAGCCGAGCTGAAGTACGCCGGCGGCACCTACGGGCGCGACGGCGTCCGCGACTCGGTAACCATCCCCTTCAACGAGCTCAAGGAGCTCATCGCGGCCTTCATCCACAACCGCGGCTCGCTCTGCGGCATCGAGGATTGTCACGACTGCGTCGAGCGGAGGACAAGACAATGACCATGCCAAAAGACGAGCCCGAGGTTGACCGCGGCCAGCTGATCTACGCGATGGCGGTGATCGACCGGCAGTGCGACGAGATCGCCAGAGCGCTAGCCCTTCCGCGAATGCAAGAGATGGCCGCCGTCTCACAGCACCTGCGAACCGTGGTCAGCAACCTGCGCGCCACGAAGCAGGTGATCTACCACGCGATGAAACCCGCGGCGGTGCGCCGATGAATCACCAACTTTTAGGTGTCCTTGGATTCGTGACGGGACTCCTCTTCTCAAAAAGCATGGCCGCCGGCCAACCTTGGCTCGCGTTCGCGCTTGGCATGGGTTTTCTGCTTTTGACCACTTATGACGAGGGATACCGATGACCTACGAGGAGTTCGAGGTGCTGGCCGAGCGCTACGAGGCCCGGCTGCGGTCCAACCAGGCCGCGGCCCGGCTCTCGAAGCTCATCCGTGACTCCGTAACGGTGCTGACGACTGACTTCGACCTCGTGGAGCCCGAGTCATGAACACCCGCGGGGAAGCCTATGACGAGGCTCGAAAGAACGCCAACGAGAAAAATGAGCCCTACGTCACCATCCAGTCGCTACCGCCTTACCCCTGCTGGATAGTCTTGCGGCTGGTCATCGTCAACGAATTTATCAAGGTAATGCAACGAGAGGCGCCCGACTTTGCGTGGGAGGCAGGCGACCGCCTGAACCCCGCATCGTGGAGCTGAGACGATGAGCTACGAACCGATGCTGGCCCACCCGATGCCAGAGGACTTCAACCCGGCTCCCGGGACCTGGGTGGCCGAGGAAAAGTACGACGGCCACCGCCTCATGGTCAAGGTGACCGACAGCTGCCCGTGGATTTGCGCTACCTCACGGGGCGGCCTACGGCGAGAGCTACCGGCTCACCTCATCGAGGAGTTGAAGCGCCTGCCTGTCGGTGTCTACGATGGCGAGCTCTTCGTGCCCGGTAAGCGGTCATATGGCGTGACCGAGAAGCTCAACCAAGATGAGCTGGTGTACGTAGTCTTCGACCTCCTCGAAGTCTTGGGCCACGCTATCACCTCGAGACCCTACAGCGAGCGCCGCTCCTTTCTCGTCGAGATCTTTCGACATGACCGCGGCCCGGTGTGCCTAGCCAAGACCACGACCATCTTTCTTGGCCGCCCCGAGATTGCCGTCCTCGCCCGCGAGGTCTGGAGCCTCGACGGCGAGGGGCTCATCCTCAAGCGGCTCGCTGCGCCCTATCAGCCAGGCAAGCGCTCCAAGGACCAGCTCAAAGTCAAGCAGGAGCGCACGGCGGTCTTGACGGTTGTGGGCTTCGCCAAAGGTAAGAGCGGCCCTCACTCCGTGGTGCTCCTTGTCGATGACGAGGGCAACGAGACCCGGGTGAAGGCCAAGGATGACGCCACCCGGGCGATGTTTGAGAGTTTTGGGCCCGATATCTTCATGGGCCGGAAGCTCCGCATCGACTACCAGGAGCGGACGCCGGACGGCGGTTACCGTCACCCGATGTTTGACCGATTTGAGGAGGACAAGGGTTCAACGGTGTTTGAGAATCCGCCCAAGGAAAAGTAAAGATGACTGTTGACAACCGGTGGGCGTTGGGTTAAAATCGACCTACAGCTTGAAGGAGAGCTGACGAATGAGCGAAGAAAAGAGCACCAAGAAAGAGCCGAAGGCAAAGAAGCCCCTCAACCCGCTATCCGGAGCCGGGGCCGCGCAGTACGAGGGCTTCAAGGCCGCCTTGAAGCTCGTCATCGACAAGCTGGGAACCACCACCGAGGTTCCAGCTGGTCACCTGCGGGAAGCTTTCGCGCCCCTCTCGACCCAGTTTCGCGAGGCGCTGAAGAAGCGGAAGGGTGACCCGATCGCCGCAAAGCGAGCTCGCATCGCAGAGAAGATCGCCAAGCTCCAGGCTCAGCTCAGCGCCAAGTAGTTGGCCCAGGGAGGGGCGCGACTCCTAGATACGCGCACGCAATTTTCTGGGGGTTTCATGATCTACGTGCTTGACGGACCTGACGGGGCCGGAAAGAGCACCCTCGCTAAAGAGTATGCGCGAACAGCGCTCTGCATACCCGTTTACCATGTGTTAGGGGTGCCGCCTGGAGTTGTCGCGATGAGTTTTTTTGCCGACCTCTTCTATCGTAACTCGAGCGCCATCTTCGACCGCTTTATCGTGAGTGAGTATGTCTATGGGCCGCTACTGAGAGATCACTTTCAAGTTTCTCTTGGCGATATTCAAACCTTCGTGGATTTCACCTTGTGGGCAATGCCCAAGTGGATCATCTGCCTGCCGCCATTCGACGTGTGTCAAGAAAATTGGCGAGAGAAGCTCAAGTCAGGTGACCAAGTTAACACAGAGGATCTATTCAGGCGAAGCTACGCGCGCTTCGAGGAGGTGCTCTATCACCTACCTCTACACTTTGAGCGACATGACTATACAAGATCCGAGGCATACCGGTCCCGCATTACCGCGGAGGCAGGGTAACCGTGACCTTGAGTGAGAAGCAGGCCAAGTCGGAGCTTGTCAAGGAGCTTCGGGCACAGCAGTTTTGGACGGTGCTGCGGCACGAGGACCGCTTTACTGCCGGCATCCCTGACCTCTCACTCACGTTGGGTGACCTGTGGCCCACTCGCTGCGCGTGGGTCGAGGTGAAGGTCGTCAAGGACAGCGGCGTGGGCGCGCGCTGCTCCTGGCGCATCAAGGCAACGGGGCTACAGCTTGAGACACTGGCGCGACTCAACGGTTGCCTCCTCGTCTACTGGGATACGGGCACCAGGGGTTCGAGGCCATTTTCGATTTACGTGCACCAGGGAAGTTGGACACTTGTTCAAACAGGCGACGGTCACGCCGCGGTGCGAGAGTTTTTATGGAGAAGGCTGAGGTGGCCCGAGTCCTTAGCCAAGCAGGGAGGCCTAAATGATCACCACGAATCGCGATAAGTTCGTCAACGCGCACATTACGCAAGGGATGTCCAAGCAGCTCAAGCAGCGCGCCAAGGAGGAGGACACCACGGTGTCTCGCTTGGTCTACGGGCTGCTGTTGAAGTACCTCAAGAGGCACTTCAAGGAGGTCGAAGAGGAGGTCAGGTGAGGGAGCCGCTAACCCCCGGACCGGCCTTAGCCTCGCTGCTCCAGCTTCAGCGCCCACTGACAGCAGTCGACGTCGAGACGACGGGTAAGTCACCGGCCGTTGACCGCGTCGTGCAACTGGCGGCCGTCAAGATTTGGCCCGACGGCCACGTCATCGAGGTGAACACCGTGTTCAACCCCGGGTGCCCCATCCCGGTGGAAGCCTCGAAGATTCACGGGCTCTACACCCTCGATGTCGAAGCGGCCCTGCCGTTCGAGGCCCTAGCCCCGGAGCTAGCGACCCTCCTCGACGGGGACATCTGCGGTTACAACGCCAAATTTGACTGCGCGATGCTCGCCGAGGAGTTCATCCGAGCCAAGGTGAGGTGGGTGCCGGGTGAGATCATCGATCCCTATCGCATCTTTGCCTTCAAGGAGACGCGCACCCTCTCCGACGCAGTGAAGTTCTACCTGGGCGAGACGATGACTAACGCGCACGACGCCATCTTCGACATCCGCGCCACGGTTCGCGTGCTCCATGCTCAGCTCTTGACCTACCCTGACCTCCCTCGCAACGTTGAGGGGCTCTCGCGGTTCTTCAAAGACCAAGAGATGGACACGAAGATCGACAAAGAAGGGCGACTGTTGTTTGGCGGCCCGAAGGGCCACAAGGGGAAGCTGCTGAGCGAGGTTCCCGTTGACTACCTCAGCTGGATCATGTCGGCGGACTTCACGCCTGGGGTCAAGAAGTTGGTCGAGGCCGAGCTGAAACGAAGGAGGTAAAGTTGACCCAGCTCTTTGCCCATCAGAAGCTCGGGGTCAACAAGTTACTTGACCACCCGTGGTTCGGGCTCTTCATGGAGATGGGCACGGGTAAGAGCTTGACGGTTATCGCAGCTGCCCAGCTGCTCTACCGAGATGGCTTGATTGACCAGGTGATCGTTGTCTGCCCGGCCTCGGTGCGCGCGGTCTGGTTTGACCAACACCTGGGAGAGCTCTCGAAGCACTACGACGGCCAGGCCGTTGCGGTAGAGGAGCACCATGTGCGAAAGCGAAAGTGGGCCACGGGTCCCGGGCTCAAGTGGGTCATCACGAACTACGACTACCTGAGGAGCCACGTGGACGAGTTTCGAGACCTCGCTAGCTCGAAAACACTGCTGGTCTGCGACGAGTCCTCGGCCATGAAAAACGAGAAAGCAAAGCAGACAAAGGCCGTGCTGAAACTTCGAGGGTGCTGTGGGCGGGTGGTCATCCTCAACGGGACGCCCATCTCCAACAATCCCGGTGACCTCTTTTCTCAGATGAAGGTCCTCAACCCGGGCATCTTAGACCTACGCAACTTCTACATGTTCAAGCTGCGCTACGGGGTGCTGGGTGGCTTTGAGGGGCGTCAGGTGGTGGCGTGGCGAAACCTCGAGGACCTCCAGGCACGCATTGCCCCGCACGTAATGCGGGTGGAGAAAAAGGACTGCCTTGACCTTCCCGACAAGCTTCCACCCGTGACCCTCACGATACCACTGAGTCCTAAGACATGGGCTCACTATCGCGAGATGCGCGAGGAGATGATTGTTTGGCTGGATGAGCAAAAGATGTCGGCGGCCGCGCAGGCCGCGGTCAGGGCCTTGCGGCTCTCGCAGTTGACCTCGGGCTTCCTCGGGGGCATCGTCGAGCAGCTTGCTTGTGACTGTGAGCGACCCGCTGACTGCCTGCGCTGTAACGGTACCCGGCAGTATCTGCAGGAGCGTGGCGCCGAGCGAGTCTCAACCGAGAAGCTCGGCCTGTTAACGGGCTGGCTCAAGGAGCGTCTTGAGGAAGACTCGCTTTTCAAAGTGTTAATTTGGGCTCGATTCAGACACGAGGTGGCCGACATCCACGCCGCCTTACCCCCAGGTTTCGCCCGTGGTATAATATGGGGAGGTCAACTACGTGAGGATAGAGAACACGCTCTCCGACTGCTGGATCCGCGAACTTCACCCCAGCAGCCCGTGGCGGTAGTGGGGACGCCGGCCTCAGGCTCCATGGGGCTCAACCTCACGGCTGCCAGCACCGTGGTCTACATCTCCAATGACTACTCCCTGAAAACTCGGCTTCAGTCAGAGGATCGGGTTCACCGGCCCGGCCAAGTCAAGCACGTCTCTTACTTCGACGTGGTCGCCACCGGTCCCGACGGACAGAAAACAATTGACCACGCGGTGGTGCAAGCCCTGCGAGCCAAGGAGTCACTGGCGAACTTCACCATCTCGGCGTGGCGGGCGGCCCTCGATGAATAGCGTGAGGTGGGTGCTCGGGTTCATCTTGGCGCTAGCCGCCGGAGTCGCGACTCGCGCATGCCATCGATTGCTCCATATCGCCGCATGGCTCATGGATTCAGAAATTGGGCCGTGTCCAACTTGCGAGGAGCTGAAGCAGTGAGAGAATTTTTATGGATCCTTGCCTCGACGGTCTTACTGGCGGGGCTAACCCTGCTAATGGTCCATGGCCGGCGCGCCTACGATCGTCTCATGTCTTGCTTTGTGAAGGAGCTGAAAAAGTGAAGGGATGCCTGTACGCGCTCCTGTGGATACTCGCTCTGATGGCCTTCTTGGCGGGAATGACTCTGCTGACGATCGGTTGCGGAGCACGGGTACCGGGCGACCCGATTGGCTGGTACCGGCCCGAGGAGCTCGTGACCATCTGTCACGCGGAGTTTGACCCTCGAGGGCCGGGCTTCGGGCCACCGCCCGTTCTCTCCTCGCTGAATTTCAACCACTCGCGAGCCAAGTGGCACTTGCAGCGTCACCACTTTGACCACCTAGGGGGTTGCTCGTGAAGAAAAAGACCGTCAAAACCAACACACTCGTTACCGAGGCACTGCCGGAGTTCGTTGCCTGCCTCAAAGATGTGCTCGAGGAGGAGGGCAGCGAATGGAAAAGTCGCCCTCGAGATGGCCAGGAGGACAAGACATGGGCGTGCTACACAACCTACTGGCGCGACTATGACCAGAGTCGAATTGCAATCCCTTGGTTGAAAGTGGCGGCTCTCGCGCTCATCTGCTGGTGGAGGGAACAAAAGGGTAATGACCTTCGATAAAACCGCGGACATGAAAGAAAAAGTGACGACAGCAAACGCCAAGCACGCTATCGGGCACAAGCGAGTTCCGCTTGCCCTCGTCCCTGCTGCCGGCGTCATCCACGGTGCCCGGGCCATGGCCTACGGGGCCGAGAAGTATGGAGAGTTCAACTTCCGCGAGTCCGCTGAAGTTTCTTACATGGTCTATCTCCATGCGCTGCTGCGGCATGTCTATGCTCTCATCGATGGCGAGAACATCGCCAAAGACTCTGGTGTGCATCACCTCGGCCACGTCATCGCAGATGCAGCGATTCTTCTTGACGCCATCGAAAAGGGAAACATCCTCGATGACCGGCCAACTGAGGGCTCAGCGGCTTTGCTCCTGGAGTATTTTTCCGCCAAAGTAGAAGGGAAAGCCCCGTGAACATCAAAGCGCTGCTAGAGGAGTGCACCGTGATGCACAGCAACAAGAAGTGTTTCGTGGCTCGATTGAGTGGAGATGCCCTCGAGTTCTGGAAAGCCCTCAACGAGTATCGGCAAGCCGGTCACGAGGTCGTGGGGACAAGGGTCAAGGAAAAGATGCAAGGTATGGGGGTTGCCGTTTCGCTTGACGTGATCCGAATCCATCTCAGAGACGAGTGCGCCGGCTGCAAAGCAAGAGCAGCTGAAGGAGTGGAGCCGTGGACCCAAGAGAGTTAGCCCGACAAACGCTGAAGCCTAGCGAGAGGGAGTTGCTTCAGAAAGAAAGCCGTGACCTGCGGCGACAACGGGACGAAGCTCAACGCGAAGCAGCTGAGCTCAAAACTCAGTTAGACGCCATCGACACTCTCGGGCGTCCCGTGGCCGAGGACATCGAGCCTCAGGAGCCCAGGACCAATAAGACGCGGGGAGTGGCTATCCTCGTGGCAAGCGATTGGCACGTCGAGGAGATCGTTACGCCGGAATCGGTCTCCGGGTTGAACGTGTTCAACCCCGATGTCGCGGAGCGGCGAGGGAAGAATTTTTTCGCCACGCAAGCGCGGCTCATTAAGATCCTGGAGCCGACCCTTGACTTTCAGCAGACAGTGCTCTTCCTCGGCGGCGACTTCATCACGAACAACCTTCACGAGGATAGCGCCGAGAACTGCGCTCTCCGGCCGATGGAGGCCGCCGAGTTCGCGCAGGATCTTCTAGCCTCGGGCATCGCACACCTTCTCGATCGCGGCGAGGAACGAAAGCTCACCGTGATCTGCCACTCTGGCAACCACGGGCGGGTCACCAGGCGCATCCATTTCGCTCAAGAGCACGGCCATTCGCTGGAGTATCTGATGTACCGTTCACTCGCCCGGGCCTTCAGCAAGGATGACCGCGTCACGTTCATCACACCGAAGTCCTACCACTCATACCTCAACGTCTTCGGTGTGTCGGTGCGTTTTCATCATGGGCACGCCGTAATGTACCACGGAGGGATTGGCGGTATCACCATTCCCGTCAACAAGGCCATCGCCGAATGGGACAAAGGGCGTCGCGCTGATGTCGATTTCTTCGGGCACTTCCACCAGTACTTGGACGGCGGCAAGTTCATGGCGAATGGATCGCTAATCGGGTACAACGCGTACGCCCTTTCCATCAAGGCGTCACCGGAACCGCCTCGGCAAACCTTCACCGTGATCGACGAGCACAGGGGCCGCACGTGGACGACGCCCGTGTACGTCGACGAAGCCGCGCGCCATTAAAAATTTCTCTTGACAAAAATTTTAACTTGAGATACAATAGATTCGTGACTCCGAAAAGGACACTCGGTACGCCGCAAAGGCCACTATGAACTCCGAAAAGGACACTGTATACGCCGCAAAGGCCACGCCTAACTCCGAAAAGGACACATAGCACGCCGAAAAGGCCACGACAGACTCGCCCGGCCCTAAAAGAAAGGAACGCACCCATGATCGCCATCGACTTCGGTACTGGAGCAGCACTCGCCATCTTCGGCCCCGATGGGCCGATCTCGAAAAGCTCCCTTCAGCTCCCCCGCGTCCCGGGCGGTAAGACGCCCCGCGACGAGTTCCGGTTGATCCTGTCGGCTCTGCTCGAGCGCGATGATGTAGTAGTCGAATCGCCCACGATCGGATCGTCCGGATGCGAACCGGACGACGTGGCGGAGATCGTGACCGCGAGTCCGCAATCGTCTCTTCACGCTGTCCGCACGCGCCGTGAAGAACCACCGCATGGATCACAAGATCCCCAATCCGAAATCGTAAGGAGACGACAGTGGGAATGTATGACGCAGTCACGCGCGATTCCAGCTACCACCCTGACCTCCGAGAAAAGGAGCAGCAACCATGAAGTTCAGCGCAACAATCACCGAACTTGTTTGGGAATTTATCCGGGCCTTTGGGGTAGTGACGATCGTCATAGCTCTCTTCGCGATTGGGAAAAATGGTCTCACTCAGGAAAACGAGAACGAGCACACCAACAACCCGGCCGAGTGCAAGAGCTACTGTTACCCGAAAGGCTATGAGGGCGCGCGGCCCAAGGGAACGCCCGAGGGCATCCCCGGCTACCAGTGCCAAGGGGATCACTGTGCGAAGGCCGCTGAAGAGGGCGAGGAGAACCCGTGTGACGAGCACGGCACACAAGCGAAATGCACGAAGTGGTGCGCCAAGCCCTGCTGCACCTGCCTAGCCGTCTGCCTATAAAAAGGAGAACACGATGGGTAAATATGACGAGGTGAACAGAGGCTTGCAGCGAGAGCCGCAAACCGAAGACCGCTCCGAGGGGCGTCAGCGCGTCGACGCGCTGAAGTCAAAGCTCGCCAACGCGGGTGAAGCTACCCCAGCTACCCTCTCTCGGCGCTACGTGCAGGTACGCGAGCAGAAGGACGCCGTCGAAGAGCTGCTGAAGCCGATCAACGAGGAGCTGCTGGCTGTCACGGAGCTCCTCATCGAGGCATATGAAGAGGCCGGAATCACGAAGGTTCGCGTCGCGGAAACCGGGCAGTCAGTCTCCGTTGAGCTGCTCCCCATTCCGCAGGTCAAGGACCGCGAGGCTCTGCGGCGCTGGTTTGTCGCCAACGGTATGGAGGAGGCCTTGGCGCCGCATTCCGGGACCCTGGCCTCCCTTGTGAAGGAGTTGCTTCTTGACGGTAAGCCCCTTCCCGAGGGTGTCGAGGCCTACGTCAGGGCTAAGCTCGTGCTGAGGAGCCAATGAGAGCCGTTACCGGTCTCCTCGTTGTTCTCACCTTCGTGCTCACCCTCGTTGCCCGGGAGCAACAGAGCCTCAATGAGCAGCTGGTCGAGAATGAGCGCCGGACAAATGACTCGCTGCACGCCCAATCCGTGATCATTGCGCAGCTTCAGCAACGACTTGAAGGTCGCGAGCAGGAGCTCATCAAGTTGCGCTGTCAGCTTGACCTCATAGCGGCTGCCTCACGATCATCGTGGGGTGACGCTTACCGGGTCATGAAAACCGCCTTCATCAAGGGCGGCTGTTAAAAACAAAAGAAAGGAAGCAACATGGCGAATGACCTAGTAGTTTCCAGCGAAGCACTGGTTCCCTCATTTCTCAAGGCTAACGACGCTCGCGGCACGGAGCACATTACCAAAGATGACCTTCAAATGCCGCGCATCGGGCTCGCCCAACCGCTATCTCCGCAGATGGTGGAGTCGAGCTCGAAGTACATCGCGGGCCTCAAGCAGGGCGAGATGTTCAACTCGCTGACCGGGCAAAACTACGGCAAGGGACCTATCTACTTTACGGTGGTGCGGGCCGACAGGCCCCGGGGCGTGGAGTTCTTCCCGCTCGAGGAGGGAGGCGGCATCAAGGACCTCAACGTGCCGCTGAATGACCCTCGACTGATGTTCGGGCCCCGTGGCGAGAAGCCCACTGCGGTCAAGTTCTACGACTTCATCGCGCTGCGCGTCGACCCCGCAACCGAGGCCTTCGAGCCCGTTGCCCTCTCCCTCAAGGGGTCGGCGGTGTCGGTCGCCAAGGCCCTCAACTCGCTCATGAAGTTTCGCGGTGGTCCCTCATTTGCCGGGCTCTATGAGCTCACCTCGAGGATGGAGACCAGCAAGAAGGGGTTCACCTATGCGGTGTACATCGTGAAGAACGCGGGTGTCACGTTGAAGGGTGGCCTCCCGGGCTGGGTCAATGAGACCCTCTACGAGCAGGCGCAGGCCTTCTACGAGTCGATGAGGGACCGCCAGGTGGTCATCGACCGCGAGGAGTCGGAAGACGCCGAGGTGCTCTCGGAAACCAAGGAGTACTAGGCCGGGACCGAGGTGGGTCGCGCATACCTCCAGCACGCGAACTTTGAGGAGGACGAGATGGGCTACCAAGATAGCGAGGTGCTCGATGAATACTCTCGACAAACGCTAGCCGTTGCCCGTATCCCGGGCTTCTCGCCTAAGGCGGCCGGTGGCCACCTGAGCAACATCGACAGCGTCACGTTGATCATCGAGGGCGGCCAAGTGCACCGGCGCAAGCGACGTGCTTACGATGAAGGGGAGCTCAAATGGAACCCAAAACTGGGAAAGTTCGAGCAGACGTGATCGTGCAGTGCCCGAGCTGTGGAGCCGATGCCGAGTTTCCGGAGATCGACATCGGGGTTGGCGGGATTCAATGCGGCCCGGCTTCCTGTGAAGCTTGTGGTTGGGCTGAGCTGGAAATGGAGCTGAGAAATGAAAACACATGAGCTCGTCATGTTGCTGGGCTTCACGGCCCTCGCCGTGATCTTGATAAGCATAGCCGTCACAGATGCCCCAAGGCTCAACGAGAAGCCCGCCTGCACCTGTGATCATTGTCCGAAAGGATACCCATGAGTTTCATGTTGTATTTCTCTACAGATGAAGAGGACTTCAAGGCGGGACCTTTTGCCTCGCGGGAAGAGGCGGAGGCGCAAGGGAAGGATATCACGAGAAGGCTAGCTTCCGCGGCAAGAAAAAATCGCGAGATGCTGCGCGACCCTCCGATGAACTTCATGTTGTACTACTCTCTGGGCGACAAGTACTTCGTAGAAGGCCCGTTTGCAACAAAGAAAAATGCAGAGGTGCGGCAGTCGCAATCGGGGCTAATCTTTGAAAGCTCCTTCATCTTGGAAGAGCTGCCCGATGTTTGACAAGCTCGTAGAGCTCCTCATCAACTTCGTTGACCTCTTCCGATTTTGGGTTATCCCCGTGCGCGAAGGTACCCTTACCGTCGTGTATCTTCTCGGCAACGCCACGAGGGTCATCAGGCCCGGAGAGCCGGGCTTCTTCAGGACCGGCCTGCACCTCAAGTGGCCCCTGTGGATTGAGCTCGAGGACAACACCTCGACACGCCACGAGCTGGTAACGCTCTGGGCGCAAGATTTACAGACCGCCGACGGGAAGAAAGTCCGCGTGACGGGCTTCTTTCGGCTCAGCATCTTGCCTGAGAAGGTCGTCATCTGGCAAACCACTCTCGGCGACGAGGACCGCGCCGTATCGGCCGCGCTTCGGTCAGCCATAGCGGAAACCATCATCCGCCGGCCGCTCGATGACCTGCTGAGCGTCGAGGAGCAAAAGGGACTACGCCAAGAGATTCTCGACCGCGCCCGGAAGGAGCTCAACGAGTATGGCTATCGCATCTATGACTTCAAGTGGATTGAGCGCACCGAGGCAAAGACCTACCGACTTATCACGGGAGACTAACATGAGCTTCGATCTAGCAATGCGGCGTCTTCAAGCCGAGGCGTGGCGGAACAGCGAGGACCACGGATTCCACCAGGGCCCCACCGGCATTCTGCCGAGCGAAAAGATCGCGCTAATTCACTCGGAGCTTTCCGAGGCCCTCGAGGCCCTTCGCGAGGGCGACGGCCGAAAATCAAGCTCGAAGATCCCGGACTATCTCGCGGTCACGGAAGAGCTGGCGGATGCCGTGATCCGGATCTTGGACCTCGCTGGGATCCTGAATCTCGATCTCTCCGGGGCCATCATCGCGAAGATGGAGTACAACAAGCGCAGACCCTTCAAGCACGGGAAGAACTTCTAGGAGGTCTCAACACAATGAGCGAGCTGTGCAAGTGCGGTGATCCAGAATCTTCTCATCGCGGCCCAATGGGAGAGTGCGGCCGGTTTAATTGTCCGTGCAATCAATTCGAACGGGAAGAGCTTCAGTGAGCTTCAAGATCGTGATCCCCTCACGCAACCGCGCGAACTGGCTGCGGCGCTACCCCACGCGATCAACTCTCAAGTGGGTCTACGAGCACGAGCCCACCTTCATCGTCAACGCCGATGACCCGCAGCTCGAGGCTTATCGAGATCTCACCAGCGAGTTCGGCGCCGACCTACGGGTGCTGGGCCCAAGTGACCCTCGCGGCATTGCCGGTGTCTATGACCAGGCAATCGAGCACGCCGTTACCGAGGAAGTAGAGCGACTGCTCATCCTCGACGATGACCTCGCCTTCCGAACCCGCTTTTCCACCGTGGAGGTGGAGTACCCGAGGTGTCAGGGCAACCAGCTGTCAGACCTGCTCGAGTGCTGGACCTCGCTCCTAGGGCCTCAGGTTCCGGCAGCCGCGCTGACGCCCATCCAACGCCGCTCCGTTGACCCCGCAGCCCTGGTGCTGTGGAGCCAGCCGCTGGTCTGGGCCTACGCGTTCTACATTCCGCACTTCAGGCTCCATCCCGAGCACCGGTTCTACCAGCACCCCGACATCGTGGCGGGCTGCGACTACAACCTCGCGCTAAGTCTCCTCACCTCGGGTTACCAGGTGGTGATGTTCAACCAGCTCATGACGGCCACGGCCGGCGAAAATCCGGGAGGGTGCACCAGTTATCGGGACTACGCCGCTTGGGACGCGACAGTTCGCTACCTCGAGGGCCGCTACCCCGGGATAGTAAGCCGCAACACCGCCAGCAAGCGGCCTATCCCGCGGTTTATCGCGCGCACCTCAAGGGCTTTCAACCTCGAGAAGTTTGAGGGCCTGCACGGTGACTATCAGAAGTTCGGCACCCGGCTGCTAGATCAGCTGGAGCTGAAGTTCAGAGAGGTAAAGAGATGACCCGAACACTAGTCACGGACATTGACGGCGTGCTGCTCAACCTTGAGCACACGATTCATAAGGTCCTCGAGAGACGATACGGCGGTTGGCTGGAAATGCCCCACTGTTTCACCTTCGAGGAGGCTTACGGCATTCCCACCGCTGCCCTGGGAAAACCCTCGCCGCACTCGGAGACCTGGCGGGACATCTACGCGACCCCCACCAAGCTCTACCCGGACGCGCTCGAGTTCGTGGTGAAACTCAGGGCTGCCGGCATCAAGGTGATCGGTTTGTCCTACCGCTGTGAGGCGGGACGAGAGGCCTCAAGGCGAGACCTGGAAGCTGTGCCCTTTGACAAGCTGCGCTATGTAGATGAGCCAGAGGAGAAGCACGAGTTTGTCGGAGTAGTAGCTTCTCGAGGATTAACTTGGTACATCGATGACCATCCGGTTCACGCAGCCGACATGGCCTACGTCGTACCGCAGGCGAAAACCTATCTCCTCACGAGACCCTACAACCTGAGATGCCTCGACCTCGGTAACTATCACAGGGTCCTAAACCTCGACCAAATTTTGACTGAAGTTCTAAACGACGCACGGTCCACTCACTTGTCAGGTGCTTATAAATGATTGAGCAAGTAGCAACCATAACTCTCAGTGAGTTTCTCATCAAGTACGCCGCTGCGGCTGAAACCAGCAAAGGAGTCTACGTCACCTCTCTTGGGCGTATTCGCTCCTGCACCCTCTTGAACGACGAGAATTTTTTAGCTTGCCCGCTAGAGATGGCCAGTCGTGAGCAGGGTATCGAAGACATCTACCTCGATGACGACGAAGACAACATCCTGAAGCATGCCATCATGAATGCGGCCGACCACGCAGTGGATCTTGGTTCTACCGTTCGCGCCTGGCGCGGCATACTGCTGAAGGTTGGCGAGGTTGGGCGTGACCGTCAAAGAATTTCTCATCAAGTATGCTGAGGCCGCCGAGCAAAGCGGCGGGGTGTCATCAAGTAGAGCCAACAAAATCCGCTCTCGCGGGTTAAAAAACATGCTCAATCTTCCGGCTTGTCCGCTAGAAATGGCTGCCATGGACACGCCGATCGGCGATATCTTGATTTCAAGCGAATACCTCAAGAGAATTATCGTTACCGCGGCTGATTGGGAGGCCGAAAACCATGCCGCCGTGCGGGCCTGGCGCGGCGTGCTGCTAAAGGTGGGCGACGTATGAATTACGAAGAGTATCTTCTCTGGCGACGTATGAACTACGAAGAGTATCTTCTCTTAGACCGGAGCGCGACAGCGCTCGAGAAAATTGCCGAGCAACTGGAAGTGTTCAACGAGATCTTCAGTGCGGTTGCGCGATCAGGCAATCTGCGCGTGGGCATAGATAGCCTTCCGATCGTCGTCACTACAAAGCAATAAGATGAAGTGCAACGAGTGCCGCGGAGCGTGCTGCGAGTCGCTCCTCGTGCCCCTGCTCCCCGGCCACGATGACGTGAGCCGCTGGATGAGCTACCACGGCGAAGTTGTCGGGGCCTGCGTGGAGCTCGATGCGCCGTGTCAGAAGCTCGACCGCCTGGGCCGGTGCTCGATCTACGAGTCCCGCCCGTTGACTTGCCAAGATTACCTGGCCGGAGGTGAGCAGTGTCTTCAAACAGTGAGGTGGAGACGCACGCCCGCGCAGTACGAGCAGATACGGGAGGCGAACGACCCGCCAGTCAAAGAGTTGTATTCGTTGTCTTCAGCGGAACCGACCTCGTCTTTTTTGAAGGCCCCTTCGACACACCCGAGCTAGCTCGGAGTTGGGCGGAGCAGGCTCTCGGCACCGGCGCACACTACGCCATTACGGAGGTACAGTTGATATGAACTTGAACGCGCTTTCCCGTCAGCAGGCAAGCCGTGAGCGGCTCAAGGCCTCGACTCGCTTCTACGCCCTTGTTCGCTCGATGGAGCTGCGAGAGCGCCACGTCCTCGAGCTCCCGCCGGACGTCGTACGCTGGCTGGCCACGCGTCTCTCGCCAACCGACAACGTCCGGCGGCTGTGGTCGGCTCTTGACTTTCCGTTAACCATCTTTGGCCGAAACGAGGACATCGTGGGCTTTCAGTGCGCCGACGGCGTCCTGTGGGCGTGGCTCCAGACAACGGAGCGCCTGTTGGAGAGCGCGGCCTTCTGCTCATTCGCGGCCACGTCATTCACCAAACGAGGCATGTCAGCCGTGCCCCGGGTTGCCTTGGTTCTACCCAACACGCTCAGGAAGAGGTCGATCGGCGGTAAGAAGCCCGGCGCCGGGCGCCGGCCCTATATCGCCGCGGCCAACGGCCACAAGGGCGGTGGTCAGATCGGGGTAGGCCGCAATGACACGGAGCTCTCGAGGCGCCGCGTGTCCCTCGGGCTCTCGCAGTACGCCGTGGGAAAGAAGGTCGGCGTGACGGCGGCGTGCATCGCCCACTGGGAGAGCGGGCGACAGAAGCCGTCCAACGAGCACCTACGTCTGAAGTACGCGGCCGCCCTGGAGCTGCTGTGATTCCAGTCAACGTTAGCCTGCTGAAAAATACCCGCAACCACGGCGCGGTGTATCTTCTCGGCTGCGGACCCAGTCTGGGCGAGTTCGAGCCCAAACCGGGCATAGATCTCATCGGGCTCAATCGCTCCTGGCTCCGGTTTCCTGATTGCGAGGATCGGGTGATCGTCGACGCGGCCAACTACATCGACATTCGCGACGGCCGGCAAGGCTGTCAGCCGCCGTGGCGGCTGTGGATGCCGCTGCCGAGGGTAGCGCAGCAAGTACCGGACCTCGGGCCGCGGGCCTCGAACATGGAGCTTGTCACGATAACACACCTCGTGTTACCGCGCCGGCGGCCGGTGTTTCAGCTGAACCTCGAGGAGGGGTCGTGGGCGCCGTTCTGCGGACTCTTTGCCCTCGAGATTGCGGTGTGGCTGGGCTACACCGACATCCGCCTGGCGGGATTCGACGGCGTCGCTAAGAGCCACTTCTTCGACGACTCGGGCTTCGGGCAGAAGCCGCGCGCGGTCACCGAGGCACTGTTTCGGTCATGGGAAACATGGTTCCTCGACGCCGCGCGGGTCCTCGCGGCCGAACGACCCGAGGTGAAGGTGTGCTTCGTGACGCCCACCGCCCACCAGGCGTTCACGGAGCTCTCGTGATTTGGGCGATCCTCCTCTCAGCGTGGTTCTTATACTTGGTCCTCGCCGAGATTCGCAATGAACTGCGCAAGGCAAATCAGCGCGCCGAGCGCGACCGGATGTTTCGGCGCTAGCTCTAGAGGTTTCCCAACATGGCTCTCGATCGAGACACCCTTCTCACCCTTTACTTCGAGCGCGGTTGGAACCTAGTTCCGCTGCGCGAGCACACCAAAGCTCCTTACCATGACCAATGGCCCGAGCGCGACTTTCGGGCTTCGGACTTTGGACCCTCAGACAACATCGGTCTACAGCTTCGAGAACAGTGGCTTGACGTGGACCTTGACTGTAACGAGGCCATTGTCGTGGCCGACACGTTCCTGGAGGCCACGAGCACCTGGGGTCACGCCAGTAAACCCAGAAGTCACTGGCTCTATAGGCTCGCCCCATCCGATGTTCAGCGCAAGGCCCTCGTGATAGAAGATCCAGATGCACCGGGCCACGCACTAGTCGAGGTTCGCACTGACCGCGAGCACCAGACCATGTTGCCTGGCTCCACGTGGCACGACAAGATCGGAGAGAAACCCGATGAACCAGTGGAGTGGACCGGTGACCAGCTGGATACCTTTACCGAGTTCTCTTTCGAGACGATCAAACGACGCGCTATCTTGTTAGCCGCGTGTGCCTACCTCGTGCGCCACTACCCAGAAGGTGGAACTCGCCACCAAGTTGGCCTGCCGCTCTGCGGGATGCTGCGCATGCTTGACGTGAAGCACGAGGAGGCGAGGTGGATCATCGAGGCAGCGTCCAACGCCATGGACGGAGACACGGGCACGCGTCTCGGAGAGCTCAACACGACCTACCGGCTCGAGGAGTCAGCCGCCATGGAAGGGTTCAGCGCACTGCGCAAGCTCTGCCCGAAGCTGGCCCTCGGGCTCAAGAAGATCCTGGGCGGTGTCTTCACTCGTGACGGTTTCAACATGGGCAACTCCGGAACACCCACCATCTGCCGTAAAAACATCGAGTTGGCCCTAGCCAAGGAGGAGGCAACCTTTCAGCTGAACCTCTTTGGCAACCGCGAGGAGTTCATCAACGGCACCGGGTTGCCCATCGTGGTCGACGACTATCTCTTCAACCACCTGCGTCTGGAGATTGACCGGAAGCACCGCTTCTTACCGTCCGTCGAGCTCTTCGAGAGCTGCCTCAAGGACCTCGCCTACGCAAACTCCTACCACCCGGTGCAGATGTACCTTCACGATCTCCCGCCCTGGGATGCTGTTCAGCGCGTTGACACCTGGCTGAGCCACTACCTCGGGGCAGAGGACACGGCGTACACGAGGGCGGTCGGCCGGAAGGTGCTGATAGCGGCCGTGAGGCGGGTCCTGGAGCCCGGCATCAAGTTCGACAATCTCCTGGTCCTCGAGTCCCCGCAGGGCACCGGTAAGTCAAGCGCCATCGCGGCCCTGTGTCCCTCGTATGATTGGTTCACTGACCACCTGCCCCTGGGCGCCGACCCTCAGCGGGTGATCGAGCAGACCGCCGAGAAGTGGATTGTGGAGATCAGCGAGCTCTATGGCCTACGCGACAAACAGATCGAGGCCGTGAAAGCCTTTCTCTCGCGCCAAAAGGACGAGGCTCGGGCCGCTTACGGTAAGAAGGTCTCGCTGCGCAAGAGGTCCTTCATCTGCATCGGCACGACAAACCGCGACCGCTACCTCGCTGACCCGACCGGAAACCGCAGGTTTTGGCCAGTGACGGTTGGCTCGCGGCAAAACGTCGAGGGTATCGCTCGTGACCGCGACCAGCTCTGGGCCGAAGCCTTCACCCACCGCGAGGAGCCGCTCGTGTTGCCGGAGGAGCTGTGGCCAGTGGCTGTGAGTCACCAGGAAGAGCGCGAGGAGGAGGACCCGTGGGTTGACGTGATTCGCACAACGATGAGATTTCCAGATAATCCAAAAAATTTGATAACCTTCACCTACAAGGAGTTGTTTGAGCTACTAGGCGTGCCCATTGAGCGCCAAACAAAGCGAGAGACGGAGCGACTGCGCAACATCATGTTTAAAAAGTTCCAGGGCTGGCGTTGGACCACCAAGCTTGTTGAAGGCCACGTGGTGAGGTGCTTCGGCCGAGAGCTCACCGCTGAGGAGTTCAAGCTGAGGACGATGTTCCCCGACCTAGTCGAAAAGCCAAAGGAGTATTGAGTGATTCTTCTAGGCTTCCGGGAATCACCGTTCCGAGCACCGAGGGTGTACCTTAGGTGATAGAATTCGGGCCTCGGGCTAACTTACACCTCCGAGGGTGTACCTTAGGTGATAGTTTTCGGGCCTCGGGCTAACTTACACCTCCGAGGGTGTACCTACGCGAAAAAAGCTCTAAAGTCCTCATTTTATTATAGTTATTAGGTGGATAGAATTCGGGCCTCGGGCTAACTTACACCTCTCTTATACCTCTGTGATAACACATATACACGACTTTTTGGTGCACCTGTTACGCGTTAAACCTAATCCTCTCAACATTTTAAGCCCTCTCTAAACACATAATTGTGTAACATGCGTCCCCTAGAGCTGCCAGGAGGCGGTCCGGGGCTCACGCGACTCCCCCCCAACGCCCTTTCCTTCTCTATTATATATGTTATAATGTTATTATGTTATATAATATATAACTATAATAGAATGAGGACTTTAGAGCTTTTTTCGCGTAACATGCCAGTAACACGCATTGTTACAAGGGAATTTCGATGACCCTCACCCCTCGGCTCTACAACCCGCGTTATCCCTCGACCTCTCCTCGCAAACGCCTCCAGGGTAAATCTCGGGCGTACCAGCGGGTCGCTCAGTGCGACCCGGGACCCTCATTCCGTGATAAGATATCCTCGTGAAGCAACCCGCCATCCCGATCGAGTTTCTTCGAGGGCTGCTCGAGGACCCCGAGTACCGGGCGATGTTGCGCGTGCGCCTCATCTCGGGCGACGTGCCCGCGGGCATCGAGGGGATGATCTGGCACTACGTCTACGGAAAGCCGCCCGAGACCTTGAACCTCCTCGTCTCCGACCCGTATGACGCGATGAGCGACGAGGAGCTCGCTGCCTCGGCCCTGCAGCTCGCCGCCGAGCTCCAGGCCCTGCAGCCAAACTAGGAGGCTCGCGTGACTCTGCACGTTGCTCACCTCGCCGCCTTTAGCCTGCTGCTCGCCCTCGCCCACTGTGGAGGTCCTCGCCAGCGCTTCGGTCCGACGCAGGGTCCGCCTCGCCTCCTCTGCCGCGGCGAGTCGATCTTTGCTTGGACCGATACGCCGTGGCTGGTCACCTGCTACGTTGACGGCAACCTCGCGCTCTTGCCGGAGCAGGTCGAGTTTCGGCTTCGCCTCTCGGGGCAAGACGACTACTTCTCGAGCTCCGTCATCAGCAACCTCGACCGCCGCACCGTGGCGTGGCACATCGTGCTCACGCGCGACTACTGGCGCAACCTCACGGGCAACTCGAGGATCGGCGTCGACGACCGAAACATCGAGGTCATTCGGCGAGATGACCCGAGGTATCCCATGGAGCCCATCGAGGGCCTCGATGCCTCGCTCGATGGCGGTTTCCGGGTCTTCGTCGAGCTGCGCTCCGGACGGAAGATTCTCGCCCGAGGTCAAACCGTGGGCCAGCTCAACTGCCTCTGCAGCCGTTGAGCGAGGTTGAGTTGTTTTTAACATAATATCTCTTATGGGACATCAGCCTTGACCCCTGCAGAGCTCACCGAGTGGGTTCGGACACATCCGCCACAGGGTGCGCCCGATCCCAACGTGACCCCGCCCGAGGTGAAGGCCGCTGCCCTGCGCGAGGAGCTCGAGCGCGTTCACGCGAAGATCAAGCGCCGGCAGTGGTCACGCCAACCCGCGGCTTGGATCCGCGAGCGCCTCGGTGAGGAGCTCTGGTCGAAGCAGGCGGAGATTCTCGAGGCCCTGACCCTCGAGCCCCGGCTGGCAGTGCCGAGTTGCTTTGCCTCCGGGAAGTCGTGGCTCGCGGCCCGCATCGCCGCGTGGTGGGTCGACACACACCCGCCGGGGACGGCGTTCGTCGTGACGACGGCATCGAGCTGGAGCCAGGTCCGCGCCATCCTGTGGCGGGAGCTCGCGCGCGCGCACGCGAAGGGCAAGCTCCCGGGGCGGCTCAACCAAACTGAGTGGCACCTCCCGATGCCCGACGGCCGCGAGGAGTTGGTGGCTTTCGGCCGCAAGCCCGCCGACCTCGACACGACAGCCTTCCAGGGGATTCACGCCTTCTACGTCCTGGTCCTCCTCGACGAGGCCGCCGGCGTGCACGAGGCCCTGTGGCGGGCCGCGGACGCCCTCGCCACGAATGACGCCTCGCGGGTGCTGGCTTTCGGGAACCCAGAGGACGGGGCGAGCCACTTCGCCAAGATCTGCAAGCCGGGTTCCGGGTGGCGGGTCATTCGCATCCGCGCGTGGGACACGCCGAACTTCTCGGGCGAGGCGGTGAGCGAGGACCTCAAGCAGTTGCTCCTCTCCAAGTCGTGGGTCGAGCGCAAGCGCAAGGAGTGGGGTGAGAAGTCCGCATTTTGGCTCGCGAAGGTCGAGGCCGAATTCCCCGACTTCCGGCCCGACGGGCTCTTCCCGATCCAGCTCATCCGCCAGGCGCAGGAAAAGAGCATCCCGCCCGGGCTGCCGGTGGAGCTCGGGGTGGACGTGGGCGGCGGGGGGAACAAGTCGATCATCGCGCTTCGGCGCGGTGGGTGGGTGCGCATCGTGCTCCGCAACCAGAACCCCGATACCATGGCCGTCCTCGGCGAGGTCGCGGCCCAGCTCAAGGCAACCGGAGCCACGTGCGCAAAGGCCGACGAGATCGGCATCGGGCGGGGCCTCGTTGACCGGGCCCGGGAGCTGCGGCTCGCGGTCCTCGGCATCAACATCGGCATGCCGAGCAAGGACCCGGAGCATTTCGCCAATCTCCGCGCGCAGGCGTATTGGGGCCTCCGCGAGCGCCTCGAGGCCGGTGAGGTGGACATTGACCCCGAGGACGAGGACCTCGCTGCGCAGCTCGTGGAGATTCGTTACAAGCGTACGAGCGCGGGTAAGATCCAGATTGAGGGTAAGGACGAGATGGCTCGACGAGGTGTCTCGTCGCCCGACGAGCTCGACGCGGTGGTGCTCTCGTTCATTCCGCCCGACATGGCGCCGCGGCCACCTCGGGTGCGTCAGGTGGAGTGGGGGTAGCACAATGGGCGATGGACAGTTCCACGGGAATCAGTACACCGGCAGCCTAGGGGGCGCTTCTCGTCCTACCGACATGACGACCGGCCGCGGAAGCCGAGGTGGCCAAACACCGAGCGAGGTTCGTTACGGCCTAGGCCGTTCATTCAAGCTACCTCGGCAGTCAGAGAATCTTGAGCTAGTCGAAGTAGACCCGAGAAAATTGGATGCGGCTTGGGAGAAAGACAATCGAGTAAGCCCAAGCGGTGAGAACGAGATCGGCAATCGTAGAGAGCAGTTTATAGATTGGCTCAAATCAAACCCGGGAGAACAAATCGAGGCCCCGACTGTGCACCCGCACTGGGATAACAAGCAAGTGGTATTCTCAGATGGTAGGCATCGTTTTGCAGTATTGCGAGATTCGGGTCAGAAGACGGTGAAAATTGCGGTACCTAAAACGGACGTGAAATATTTTCGGAGGTTTCGTTAATGGGCGGCGCATTCAAGCCATCGGGCATCGCGAGTGGGCATGCGTCGGAGGCATCCGCGCGCGAGTCGCGGGCTTTCAAGGTGAGCGTGGAAGATCCCGGATCTTTGACGCCAAAGGAGTTCAACGATGAAAGCGCCATGCTTGCCGACCAGGCTCGCATAATCGACCAGAAACTTCTCGATGCGGGCCGCGGATTCGAGAAGCCTTCCGAGACGCTGAGTCGGGAGTTCAAGGCTGTATTGGATCGGCAACATCGACTCCGCGAGGAAAGCAAGCTCGGCGGCCCTTCGGCGGTTTCTGGTCATGGGACGAGAGGAGTAGCAGTGCGTTTGCGAAAAGTTACGTTGATTGTCCCTTTTTGCGTGTTGATTGCAGCGGCGTGCGGCGAGAACACCGGGCCTACCGGCCCGACGCCTGTAACCACGACCACCACGATCCCCGTAGACCCGTGGCTCGGGCCGCGGGTAGACGCGGACTTCAGCTGGGACCGGCTGGCGTCCTTTTCGGCATTCGCTACTCTCGACGAGAGCCACGATGACCGGCAGATCTACGAGTCAACGCAGCTGATGCTCTCGCGCGGTATCAACACCCGGCGCCTGTGTGCGGAGACCGAGTTCTGGGGCGGCGACTGGCCATACCTTCGGGTGCCAAGGGACCTCGATAGGCTCAATCATGTTCTCGACACCGTCGCCAGGATTCCCGGAGCGCAGGTGATCGTCGTGGCCAACTGCACGCTGAAGGGTCCCGTGCCGGTCTCGCAGCAGCACGAGTGGGCGGCAAAGGTTGCGGGAGTGGTTCGCGAGTATCGCAACGTGGCCGTCGAGGTGATCAACGAGATGGATCAGTGCCGAGGGCGGGGCTGGGGGCCTCACTGCTACGGTAAGAACGATGTCCGAATCGACGTCGACATGTTTCGCGGAAACGGCGTCCGCTACGTGACCACCGACGACAGCATCTGCCCGGGCGACTTTACGTACGAGTACCGGTTTAAGAACATCAGCGCCTGGCCAGCTAACTTTCATTATTGCCGCAACACCAAGGGCCGCCCGTTTGACCCCGGAGTGAACGACGGCGGCTTTCTCGATGCCGTCATCCGGGCCAACGGCGGCTTCGTGTACTTCGGCGAGACGGTTGCCTTCAACGAGCTCGGGGACAATTGCGCCGGGCTCCGGACATGCGACCCGGCCAGGATACAGGCCCACTTCGACGCGTGCCTCGGACAGCGTGCCGGGCAGTGCGCCACTAACTTTCACTCGATCGCCGGCCTGGCGGGTGACGGGTGGACCGATATTCCTTGGAACCGGTGAGCTACATGGAGCAAGGATGGTTCTGATAACCCGCGATGGCCTGAGGACCGAGGAGCAGCTCATCGAGGAGGAGCGGGAGCGCGCGTGGGACGTTGTCTGCACTTGCGGAGCTCCACTTCCGTACATCTCGCCTGAGTCATCTCATGTCTGTACCTCGTGCAACACGACTTGGACAGGGGACCCGCTCTTGCCGGACTGGCTCAACGTCGTTTGGCGGGGAGCTTTTCCGTGAGCAAGGTGTACAAGGCACCGCGACCCGGGCCATACCACTACTGGATCGGGTTTGAGACGGCGGATGACGCGATCGAAGCCATCTCGGCGTGGAAGTGGAGAAGCGCGTACCAAGACATGGACAACTGGCTGCGCGCTCTGCAAAAGTATGAGGACATCGACACGGTGCAGGTAGACGCGGCGAGGGCAAAGTTGCGCGAGCTCGTCGACGGCTTGGGGCTGGTCTGGGACTGAGGAGGACGGGTTTGAGCAAGTTTCTGTTCGGCTATTACGTGACGGCAGGCGACCGCTGGTGCAAGGAGCCGCGACAAGCCGAGGTGAAGGAGTGGACTGACCTCGATGTCTACCTCTGGCGGCAGTTTGACTCTGTCTCGATCGACCGGGGTCTGCGTGACCTGCGCCGCGCCGTGAAGTGGTCCGTGAAACACGGTCGCGCGATCTCCCTTGATCTCGACATGGGCTACGCGGCCACGTGGCGGCGCCAGATAAACAAGGCGTCAGCCCGCTTCGTTACCATGCCCTTGGCGGACCCGTGGCGGAGCGTGGCCCTCGTCGACGTGGCCGACGAGCCCTCGCCCTTCTTGGCCAGCCGATGCGCGTTGCAGGTGCAAGAGCATCTGGCGAGCGAGAACCTCTCGGCGCCGCCCGTCGGCGCAACTTTCTCCTATCAGTTGAAGGACGAGGCCCGGTTGCCGGAGCTCGACTGGGTGGGTCTCGAGGCCTACGTGGATGTTCGCTGGCAGAACGAATCGCCGGAGACACTGCGGCGCATCTTGGTAGATCAACTTCGGCAGCAGGCAGCGAGGCTCACGCTACCCGAGCAGAGGCTTGTGGTGATTCTCCAGGCATACTCGCGCAATGGCGGGTGGATCAACACGAGAACGCTTCGACAAGTGCAACTCCTCGGGGCCGAGGTTGCCGTCGAGCTCTTTGGGACTCGGCTCTTGGCGATCAAGATGTTCTCGTGGGAACGGCCCTCGGGAACTCGGTCTTTGAGCTTCGCGATACGCCAGGCACACCACCTTATCTGGAGCCGGCGCGCCGAGTTGCCGCCACCGCAGGACATTCCGCATGTGCCACCGCCGTCCGGCGCCGCGCTCTGGGTTACGAAGGCGAGGGCCGGCACGCAGGATACGCCGGGGAAGCTCATCTACGATACCATGGCCAAACTTCAAGAGAACATCTGGGCCGGCGCCCGGGACTGGGTTTACCTGCTCCAGAACTGCGGAGACTGCTTCAACGGGAACCCGCTCAAGGCGTCAGCCGTCGAGATTCGGGAGTTCGCCTCGGTCGGATTCGACCTCGACGGGGAGGGACCGCCGATCCTCCTGAAGCTCATGCAGCCACATCCGAAGTACGCGGACCGCGTCAACGTCAAGAAGGCTGAGTGGTCTAACTTTTCAAGCCGGCTCGACGCGCACCTCGCGCAGGCCCACAAGTACCGCGAGGACTTCAAGGGCCAGCCAGGTGAGGGGAAGGACTGGGACTCGGTAAAAGGCTGGTGTGCGGGTAGAAACCGGCAGTAGGGTATAATTTAGGGAGAGGTTTCATGGCCGTTACCTTTAGGAAGCAAGCCTATCAGCGCAACCTCAAGCTGTGGGAGCGTGCCCGCGACTGTTACGGCGGGAGCGACAAGGTGAAAGCCGCCACCACGAAGTATCTGCTGCCGCTGGATAGCCACCTGCGGCAGACGGGCACCTTCAATCCCTCGGCGGCCCTCTTCAACGCGAAGTATCAGGCCTACGTAGAGCGGGCGCTGTTTTACAACGCCACGGCGAGGACGGTGGACGGGCTCGCGGGCTTCGTGTTTCAGAAGGACCCCACCGTTGAGGTGTCCACCGAGGCGATGGAGGAGCAACTCCTTGACATTACCCTAACGGGGGTCAACGCGAGTGTCTTTGCTTTTCGTGTTTTTCAAGAGTTGCTGTTGACGGGGCGTTACGGCGTGCTCGTCGACGTCCTCGCGGGTCAGGACGGAAAGACGGTGCCGCCCGAGGACCAGCGCCCATACTGGGCGGGCTACCGTGCGGAGGATATCATCTCGTGGAGCGTAAAACGAGTCGGCGGTGACCCTCAGGTCTTGACGCGAGTCGTGCTTCGTGAGGAGTATGAAGAGGAGAGCGAGAAGGACACCTTTGAGTTCGAGATGGGCGAGGAGTACTTGGTGCTCGAGTTGCTTGACCATGAGAACAAGCCCGTCTACACTCAAAACCGCTGGCGAAAGTCAAAGAGCGAGGGCGACAAGTGGGTGCAGGTCGAGACAGTCGTTCCTGAGAGGCACGGTCACGTGCTCACTCGCATTCCGTTTCAGTTCGTCAATGTCTCGTCACTCACGCCCGACGTGCAAAAGGGGCCGCTGGTTGACCTCGTTGACCTGAACATCTCGCACTACCGCACGATGGCGGACCTCGAGCACGGACGCCACTTTACGGCCCTACCCACTCCTTGGACATCGGGGGCGCGTGGGCAAGACAGCGGGGAGCCGCTGACCATCGGGAGTGGCGTGGCCTGGGACTTGGAAAAGGGAGGCTCGGCCGGGATGCTCGAGTTCAGCGGTGCGGGCCTCGGCGCCCTCGTGACCGCCGAGCAGGATAAGCGGAAGATGATGGCCATCCTCGGCGCGCGGCTCCTCGAGGAGCAACCCTCGGTTGGGGCTGAGACAGCTACCGCCATCATGATGCGGCACGCCAGCGAGGGAGCTACGCTCCGGTCTCTGGTCGCTACCGTGAGCGAGGCGCTGACTCGCGTTCTTCGCCTGCACGAGTGGTGGCTTCCGGGGCAACCCGCTGAGCTGCCCGAGGACCTCGAGTGCAGCTTTCAGCTCAACCGCGAGTTTTTCGCCGTCAAGATGAACCCACAGGAGTTGCAGACACAGCTGCAATTGCTCCAGGCAGAGGCGATCAGCTACGAGACTTTCTACCACAACATCACGGTTGGCGGGTGGACTCGCGCGGGCGTCACCAGTGAGGATGAGAAAAAGCAGATCTCCATCGAGGCCCCGGCGGAGCCCTCGCCGCCAGCTGGCGGTCCTCCGGCCCTAGGTGATCAACCCGGAGCGGGCGGTCCGGGAGTCGGGATGGGCGACGTCGTGGCCTACGATGAAGGCCCCTACAAGATCATAAAGCGGGACGAAAAGTTTCTGGTGATCAAAGCCGACACCGGCACGCAGGTGGGTAAGACAAAGCACGGAACGCTCGAGGAGGCGAAACGCTACCTCGCGGCGCTCCAGATGCACTCAAAGGAGAAAAAGAAGTGACTCTCTTAGTACCGAACGTAGGCGAAGCGAGGATGCTGAAGCTCATCCTCAACAACGTCTCGCAAGAAGATGTGATCCTGAAGCTCTATAAGAACAACGTGACTCCCGCCGAGGGTGACGTCGCTTCCGATTACACGGTGGCGGATTTCACGGGCTATGCGAGTTTGACGCTGACCGGTGCTTCTTGGTCGTTCACGACTGGCGATCCTAGTTACGCGAGTTACGCCCAGCAGTCTTTCACGTCGACCGCGGGCGGGCAGAGTCAAACCATTTACGGCTACTTCGTAGTCCAGGCGTCGAGCGGGATTTTGCTCTGGGCGGAACGTTTCGCGGGTGCGCCTTACGCCATCGTAAACAACGACGATGCGATCAAGGTCACGCCGTACATCGAGCTGGCTTAAAGTGTCGAACATCGGGTTTCACCGCTCCACTCACAGTGATCGGCTGGAGCGGTGGTTGGGCACGCCAGGGGTTGAGGCTATCTCTGCGGCGATGCGCGACTGGTACGGGCCGCCTATCGCGCTAGGCGATGTTCACGGAGCGGTCTGGGCGGATGCTGGCGGTGACTTTCACGGCCGGATCAACGGAGGGCAGTTTCTCTCGGCCACCGAATGGGCGTGGAACTGGGTCACGAGAGTTGCGCGCCGTGCAGCCCGGCGACAATTCGGTGTCGCTAACGCGGGCTTCACCTCGCTCTCCGATCTAATTTCTGAGGCCACGCAGGGTAACAAGTCCTTGAATCTCTACTGGGAAAAAGTCGAGACAAGCGGAACTGCGGGGGTCTGGTTTAGCCTGTGGGGCATCGGCCCGCATCCCACGGCCGGGGCTAACGCGGCCGCGGCCCCGGGAGGCGAAGCCCCGACTCAGGCAACGATCGGCGCACCTGCGATGGCCGACTGTAGCCCGGACTTTCGTTTCATCGTTACGGCCATGGTTTTAGACAGCGGGATTAACTCACCGTGGCTCTGTTATGACCGTCTCTTTCAGGTCGACAAGACCATGAACTCCACTGCCAACGAGTCGGTTACCGGAGTTCCGACACGCTACCAGTCCTCGACACCCGCTGACTGGGACTATGCCGGCGGGAACTTCATGTTTCCCGAGGTAGGCGGTACGGCCCTCGCCAACACCGCGCACAACTGGGGAGTAGCAGGCGGTAACGAGTGCCTCTATCGCAACCAGGCGGGAACGGACAGCCAGACATTGCCGGTGGTTACAGGCAACGCAAACGCTGCCGTGCGCCGCTTAGACAACCCCGGCGAGCAGTGGTTCATGCCGCTTGCCAGTGGAGACACCGGGGTAATGGACTTGGCGAGAATGCGGTGCTCGGCCGCCGTGGCCACGGGCGTGATCAACTTCGTGATCGGTCACCCGCTAGCTTGGGCAGTGCAACCTGTGGCCTACGCGGCGGGGCTTACAGATAACATCAACACGGCTTTTAATTTGACTCGTGTTTTTGACGGGGCGGCGCTGGCGTGGCTCAGGCGCAAAGTGGGCGGAGCTACGACTCCGACGATGGCCGTTCATCTGGTGGCGGGATGAGCAACACGCACTCTGACAGGCTCGAGCGCTGGTGCGGCGCCGAGGCAGTTCAGCGCATCTCTACAGCGATGCGTGGTTGGTACGGCCCGCCCATCATCTTGAGCGGAGTTCCGGGGAACGTTTATGCAGCGAGCGACGGCGACTTCGTCGGCGTTATCGAAGGCGGGCAGTTCCTGAGCGGCCTTGATTGGTCGCTGATGCGACTCGGAAGAATCTTTCGTAACGCCTCGAGGCGTCAGCTGAGCCGGGCAAACGCCGGGTTTAGCTCGCTCTCGGACATCATCAGCGAGGCCACTTCGGGCGGAAAGCAGCGCTTGTTTCAGTGGGAGAAAGAGATTTTAACCATGTCGGCTCCCGCCGGTGGAACTGCTAGCCACTGGCAGACTAACTCTTATCCTACCATCGCTCCTACACCATCAGCGGCTCCCGGAGGGGACGCCACCACGGACGCGAGCGTAGGTGCGCCGGCCATGGACAACGTGTCGCCCGACACTCGGCACGTTGTCTCTTCATGGGGAACTTGTAGTTTGTTAGGTAAGACTTTTCTGCTCTATGACCGTCTGTTTCAGGTTAGTAAGACCATGAACTCTGCCGCGGCGGAGTCCGTCACTGGTGTTCCGACGCGCTATCAGTCAACGACACCGGGCGACGCTGACTACATAGGCGGTAACTTCGGCTTTGTCGAGACAGGAACAACGGCTTTAGCGGCAACGGCGCACACTTGGACAGCTTGCACTTACAAGGATCAGGACGGTAATGCTTCCACGTTGCCGGACTTGGTCGGGAACGCGTCGAGCACTGCCCGCAGGCTGGATCACCCAGTGGGCCAGTGGTACGCTCCGCTGGCTAGCGGGGACCGCGGCATTAAAGCTTGGACTAACATTCAGTGCAGCGCACAAGTAGCTACCGGTCTCATCCATTTCGTGATTGGCCATCCGCTGTGTTGGATGCCCATTCACACAGCGACGCTGCTTGCATTCCACGATCATCTCAATCGCCCTTTCGGCCGGCCTAGGGTTTTTGACGACGCCGCGCTGGCGATCCTGGATGTTCTTTTCTCGGGCACGGGCAATTACAACATGAACATCACGGTTAACACGGTGGCGGGATGAGCTCAACGCACTCCGATAGGCTCGAGCGCTGGCTGGGCGCGGAGAAAGTGGCGGAGCTATCGGCATCGATGCGCGGCTGGTACGGCCCGCCGATCGCCGTCGGCAACACCCCGGGTAGCGTCTGGGCCACGGGTGACGGGGACTTTATTGGATCCATCAAGGCCGGGCAATTTTGCAGCGGCGCAGAGTGGTATCTCAATCGCTTAAAACGAGCACTTAAACGTCAGCTCTCCACCTGTAATGCGGGATTTTCCGGTGTAGCCGACCTGCTGTCCGAGATTGCGCAGGGTAAGAACGAGACGATCATCTTGCATAAGCTGGGAGTGGCCGCGGCTACCGGCGCAGTTATGACCTCTTGGGGCTACAGCGGCTCTCCGCCGCAAGGCGGGGCAGCGGCCGCGGCCCCCGGCGGGGAGACTCCGGCTGTCTCCACGACCGGCGCCTACATAGTTCCGAGCGTGTCCACGGACACCAGACACATCATCGGGTGGCGTGCCCTAGAAAGCGCTGGCCGAACGCTGCTTCTGTATGACCGCCTCTTTCAGGTCGACAAGACCATGAACTCGTCAACGAATGAGTCAGTCACCGGAGCTCCGACGCGCTATCAGTCCTCGACAGTGAGTGACCCCGACTACGCCGGCGGAAATTTCCTATTTATCGAAGTCGGCGGAACGGCGTTGGCCAGCACGGCCCATGACTGGGGTGTGGCCGGCAGTTCAAACGAAGTTCTCTATCGTAATCAGGCCGGGACGGACAACTCGGTTCTCCCGGTGGTGACTGGTAACGCGGCGGCCATTGCCTATCGTCTCGATATGCCGCTGATGCAATGGTTCTGTCCGCTGGCATCGGGTGACGTTGGGGTAATGGATCTCGCTCAGATGCGTTGCTCCGCTTCCGTGGCCACGGGCGTGATCAGCTTCGTCATTGGACACCCGCTGAGCTGGCTGCCCTTTCCGTCTTCGTTCATGTCCATGGAGCTCGGTCTAGTCAACACGGCTTTCGGCATGACGCGAATCTTTGACGGAGCGTGCTTAGCTTTTCTGGAGTTTGCGTCAAACGCTAACGCGTCGAATGTCTTTATTGATCTCGACACGGTGTCTGGTTAATGTCCTTCCTAGGCTCTCTCGGCTCTTTCATCCGCACGAACTGGCACGCGGATTTTCAGTGGGCCCCTACTCTCACTAGCCACGATCCCTCGGACGTTATTACTCTCGAAGACCCCGCCGGGGTTGTTGAGGTCACCGGAGCGGGCGGGGCCGTCACCGCGGGAGCCGCTACCGTTAGCAAGCTCTCTGTCGTCACCGGAGCAAACGGTGCCGTCACCGCGGGCACCGCTGCCGTCAGCAAGCTCTCTGTCGTTACCATGTCGGGTGGAATTGTCATGGACGGCTCGCCGATGTACGCCGATGTTGACGAGTACATCGGGATCGGCGGTATCGTAATTAACGGGACAGCGCCTAACTTTCAATTACAGCCTTTTGCAGCATTTCGCCCAGGATCGGCCTCTTCTAACTCGCGGCTGGACTCGAAACTTCACGCAGAAGATTCCGACAGTAAACTGCTCACGAGGATTACAGATAGCAGGACAAATTTTCAATAGGAGATAGAAATGGCAATTCAATTGGCTACATCAACTCGCAACGCGCGGCTCGATGCGATCGAGACGGACGCGGGAACCTCGGCTATCCTCAAGATCCGTACGGGCGCGCAGCCGGCTGACTGTGCCGCGGCCGATTCTGGCACGGTGCTCGCGACCTTCAACTTGCCGTCCGATTGGATGGCGGCCGCGAGCTCGGGTAGCAAGGCGAAGTCCGGCACGTGGCAAGATACATCGGCGGACTCCACCGGGACTGCGGCG